CCTCGTTCTGTGTAAGATGCAGAGACCTAGGATGTCCTCCTATAGCCTCGTTATGTGCGGGCGATCTACAGCAGCTGTTAATAGTCATCGGCTTATCCCACCTGAACCTTAACCGAGCAAGTTCTTCCAGGAAGTCAGGATGGAACCGCATTGTCCCACTGCCTTGGCATTTCAGCTCTCCTGCTGTGAAGTTCGGAATTACCTCGAAGTCGTCTGGAACTAAGTATATTGCACCCATTTTAATCCTCCTTTACAAAATACAATATGAGCGGAACAGACCATATAGTTGCCAATTGAGTAATTGTTATTATAATATTACTTGTAAGCAAATGTGCGAACAAAGCCCCTATGGTCATACCTGTAGCTAAAAACATTACGTAACTGTACTTAATCATTTCAATCTCCTATTCACAAGTTTTCTTACCCGTATCGGGATCTATATAGCAAGCACCACCATCCTCAACAGCATTCAGTATACCGTATCGCTCGCCAGCTGCGCGGAAAGTCGTGCAACCCTTGCATCCTGCTTTCCATGCTGACATATAAATATCTTTGAACTCCTCCCATGTCACATTCTCGCCTACATTCAGTGTCTTACTTACAGCCGAGTCTTGCCATTTACTTGCTGTAATCAGTACACTTAAATGCTCTTGTACAGTACACTCATCTGCTGTCTTGCCTTTGACCCCTAGTTCTCTGTATGCATAATCAGATACACGTTCAACAATCGGTCCCTCTTCTGTTTGGATTGTGCGATCATAAAAGTGAGAGAACACAGGTTCAATACCGCTAGAGATATTATCAGCCGACAAACTGATAGTACCTGTCGGGGCAATTGACGTTAGATGACTATTACGAATACCTTTTTCGCGAATCATCTCCTGGGTTTCTTTACTTAACTTTTTAATAAACCTACCCTCAAGATACTTCTCTGCATCGTACAAAGGGAACGAACCCTTTTCTTCAGCTAACTGAGCACTCGCTTGATAAATAGCATTCACCCGCACACGTTCAAGCTTGTCATGCCACTTGTTGAACTCAGGAGAACCGTAAATCATCCCCATAGCTTCACCAGTATTAGCAAGTGCTGTTACACCAAGACCCATTCTCCTCTTAGCTTTTGCTTCCTTGTCTTGTGCCTTTAATGGGTAAGTTGTCTTATCAACAACATTGTCCATAGCACGAACTACATGCGGGATATCAGCTTCAAATTTCTCCCAGTCGAACTTAAGATCCTCCGTTAAATATTTCACTAAATTAAATGAGCCTAACAAACAAGCTCCGTATGGTGGTAGTGGTTGTTCTCCGCCTCACACTGCTAGTATCAATGACTTTCTAGCTGTGCGCTGGACTGTCGCATACATCAGTAGATGTCCTCTTCGCTCAGTCTCTCACGCTGGCTTTACCCTTGCGCCCTGTAGGAGTGTCATCTCCGTCCAAGTCGATCAGAAGAGGTTTTAAATCCGCACGTTATTAATTGGCTAACGGATTGGTTGCTGCTATTGTTTCGCAATAATATAAATTGTTGTATCCATTAATACGATCCACGAATAGTATTCCAGGCTCTGCCCAGTCCCATGTTGCTCGCATCATCTTGTCCCACAGGTAACGAGCATCAACACGCTTATACACCCTTTCATTGAACCTTAGTTCAAAATCCTTACCTTTCTCCACGCAACGCATGAACTCGTCAGTCACCCCTACTGAGATATTGAACTGAGTAAGGTTATCTGAGTTTGTCTTAGCCTCAATGAACTCTTCAATATCAGGATGATCAACCCGCAGTACACCCATCTGAGCACCACGTCGATTACCTGCGCTTGCTACTGTCTTACAGACAGAATCAAATATCTGCATGAAAGAGACTACACCACTGGATTTGCTATCAAGTGATACGATCAAATCATCTTTAGGGCGGATAGTACTGAAATCATATCCAATACCGCCACCTAGACGCATCGTCTGGGCAGCTTCTTTAGCAGCTTCCATGATACCGTCCATTGAGTCTTCAATAGTTCGGCTAACAAAACAATTAAAAGCAGTTACCTTTCGAGGCGAACCAATAGCCGATTGCACTCGTCCAGCTGGTAAAAACCTCTGCTCTAATAGTATATCTCTGAAAGCATAAAAATGAGCAGGATCATCTGACAAAGTATTCCCTATTCGCGAATGCTTCTCTCTGAATGTCTCCCCCTCCTGTCGGTATTTCATCGCATCAATCTCAACTGATACTGATAAAGTGGGGCCGTACTGTATTTCTTTATTCATCTCTTCTCCTAGGTTAATCTAATAAATTATGTAAAAGCAACAATTAAAGTTAAAGTAATCACTAACGATAGCATAAAAGCTATAAATCCAGGGCTAAGGTGTTTCATCATCAGACTCTTCTACATTTAATTCAGGGTTTTCTAAGCTGTATAAATACGCTGCACTCATATTGTCACGTACCTTTTCTAACTCAGATATCATGGTATTAATCTTCGCTGCCCTCTCTTTAACTGTTTTTTGTTTGTCTGTACTGAAGCCTAGATCCAAATCTATCTTACGCCCACAATCCCAAAACCCTACGCTGACATCGACGTATTTTGGACTCCATTCATCTATACACACAATCCAGCTCATCATACCAGTATCGTTACTTTTTAATGGATTTAACCACTTACGAGACTCACCAAATATTTTTCCACCGCTCATTCATACTCTCCTACAAGAAACTCTAAATGTTGAACTGCTTTCTGGTAATCCTGCTTTCCGTTCTTCTTCTGAGCACGTAGAATGTACTCGATAGCTGAACTCAAGCAATGAGATTGGTACTTACTCAGTTAGTTACTGTCAGAGTCAACCACAGCTCGGACTACATCACGTACCTCTACATCTTTCTCAGGGATCAGCATGTAATGTTTAGGTGATGTAATTACATCGTGTTTAGCTGGTTTAGGGTTTTCACGCACCAACCCTACATTCCAATCTACCGGCTCACCATCTTGCTTTCTATCTTCTTCGGGGTAAAACCCATCAAAACCTGCCATTTCAGCCTCCTGATCCTGCGCCTATATCCGATTTCACTTGATGTTCCTCCCAGTTTTTAATTTGTTCTTCTGTCATTTCATCAGGACAGTATTCGAGCATTAATCGATCTATTAATTGCTGACTATGTTCTAATTGACGTTCTAGTTTTTGTATTAATGCTTTTGTCTTATAATGTTCCACTACATCCTGCCTTTTCATGTTGTTAGTACCAAGACCAGTGTTATTTTCTTGCCAGTCTTCTCTAATCTCAGTTTGTCGTTGTTTGGCTATGTGCATAGCGTATTGTCTTTCTAATTCCTTGTCATCAAATTGCCTGTAAGTATAACCATCTTTGCGGTAAAACCACAGCCCATCAAAATCTCTAAAATATTCAATACCGTCAACTTTTGCAGTAATAATATTCATTAATAGCCTCCATTAATAATCATGATACGGTCTCGTTTCTCCGTTCTTATCTTGATTGAAAATATTTATTAGCTCTTTCGCTATCTTCTCCCCTTTTTCTATAAATCCTTGAATAGCATTCCTTTTTTCCTCTGATTTAAAAACAGATAGATGAGCGTCTTTCGTTGATACGTGCATCCATAGCACACCGCGCTTTTTCTGCCTGCGCATATAGCACTCAAAACGCCATGTCAGGTTTTCAGGTGATTGGTATTCTTTCTCACCATCATAATACTTCATATTTTATCCTTTAATTCAGACAGTTTAAGAATAGGTTTTTCAAAAGCATGTTTCTTCAGGTTGAAACCTAACTGTAAATCCTCCATATCGTTACCGTAACACCCTACAGCTTGCTCTGTCCATAGACAAACCTTCCCTTGTTCGTCGTAATGTACCTCATGGATACCTAAGCTACCATCTTCGTACTGAATAATACGATTGTTCCAATAATGTTCCACTACAAACCCCCCTTAATCTCTTTGATCAATTCATCTAACGTCTCTGTGTTCTCTTTCATAAGATCCACTAACACAGCGACACGTTCTTCGTAAGGTGCGCTCTCTAAGAACTCGTTCAGTCTGTTCTGGTACGCATGAGCCTCCCTGCGCTGAACAGGGTCTGAGTACATCCGATCAATCATCTTCGCTTTGTACCGTCTTGTTTCTTCGTCGTTCATAGCTCTTCCATCAGGCCATGTACCTGTGTTAACTCTTTAATTAACATTTCAAGCTCAGCTTTGGTTAGGCTGGAGCTGAAGTAATAATCACAACACTCAGTTAAAGTAAGTGTTGTCTTATCCTTAGAAACATTGAAATCTACTACCGAGTCTTTCTCTAGTTTTTCAAGTATATTTTTCATAGTTTACTCGGTGTCAGCGTATTCGCTTTCGTCTGTTTAGAGCCGATATTACTTCTACCACGTAGAGGTGTACCGCAATCAGCACAAGAATATCTCTGGTACTGCATGGTCTTAGTTGTCTCAATCCCACGCTTATGTACGTGCTCTGAACCGCAATTAGAGCAAACAGGGCGTTCTGTGTCCATGAACAGTGCATGATTAGGATGATCTTTAATCCAAGGAAGCAGTGTCTTATACAGAGGTTCTAGTAGTTTGACATCCTGCTTGTTGTATCGTTCCATCTGCCTCCAAGCTTTATCATCGCCAGCCATGCACTGATTCCACAGCTCCATGCCGATGTGTTTTACCTTCGCACCTAAACCTAAAGCTTGCGCTACGTAGTCCAACTTATTGCTAGGGAACTTGAACCGCTTCCTGCATGTCTTTAGCAGATCAATCTGATGAAAAGGAGTAGGTACACCCATGTCATTAATAGCGAACTCCTTGTTCAATGTAGGGATATCGAACTTAACACCATTGTAGTGGACAATTGCATCAGCCTCACTCATTAAGTCGAATATCTCCTTCAGCATCTCTTTCTCAGAGGATTGGTGAACTGAATTAAAGAAGACTTCTTTCTTACCATGCCATTTAGCTGCCCAACATAAGGTGTAACCAGGTTCTACTATCTGGTTAATACCTACGTTCTGATTCCATAACCCCCAAGTGTAAACTTTATTAGGTGCTGTTTCTATATCTAAGTGTAAAATCTTCATAGTATTCCTAGCTCCATACAGTGTCTAGCGTAACACGCTGCTAAATTTGTAGTAAATCTTTTTGAGTGTCTGTGGTAGAATGACGCCCTCCATTTATTAGAGGTTTCATCCTTATGTACACCCACAACAATATTATTTGTTGATTTGTTTTGTTGATTCTCAAAATGAGAACACTTGACAAGATTTACGTACCTATTGTTGAGTTTATCTCTATCTAAATGATCAACATGTTCAGGTGGAAATTCTCCCTCCATGTATAAAAATACCAATCTATGTAAACTATAGGTCTTTCTTGATATTGATACTTTTAAATATCCTTCATCATTTACCCATCCAACTTCATCTCCTGCTTTAGTATTACCTAGAGACTTTCTGCGTGTGAATATACCAGTAGAGGGAGAATAATTCATTATATATTTCAAATAATCTTGTGTCAGCCTCTTCTTCATAAAAGTCCTCTTCTTCTTAATTCAGCTGCAACAGCCACGTTAAAATCTTTAACAGGTACTTTCCGTTTCTCTAGTTGTACACTGATGTACAGACTAGCACTCTGGACAGCTTGTTGATCGCTGTACTTACATCTCTTTAGCTTCTGTACCATATCTACGTAATCCTCGGCTAAGTCACGGTACATGTGTTCAGCGAGTTGTATAACCTTATCGTTCACACCATACCTTTGATTCAATCAAGAATTGTTTCAGCAACTCGCCGTCCTCTTTCCTAGTCGGATTGGCTGAAGACAGCCAGAGGGTTGCGATGGTCTGTAAATCAATCAAGAACATACAGGTGTCGTGGATTTGGTCGTTCATACGGTCGTCCATTACTGAACCCTACTCTTGTATTCCTTTTTAGTCATACTTTCGATAGTACAAGGGATGGGTTTATCCTCTCTGTCATACATCGCTACTTTTTCATACCCCCACGAATACAATACACCGAACTCACAAGCGTAACTGAATCTACCGTAAACCTTACCGTCTACAACAGGTGCTTTTATAACCTTAGCGTCAGTGTTACACGCAGGCAACAATAAGGTCAATACTAAAATTAAATACTTCATAACTTTTCCTTTAAAGAATTGATAAGGTCTTTGTTCTTCTGCTTACCGCGTTCTGTTTTACATTTCCGCATACGCTTACGAATTTTACTGATTTGCTTCTCTATGTCTGACTTGTGGTTCGGGTGGATTGGTTGATCTCTCCAGTCTGTTTCCCAGTACGATACCAAGTTTTGTAGATAGAGTAATACATCGTTCGAGCGACTACGCTTGGCCCACGATTTAATGCGTCCTTCTGCATGATTACAACTCCTATGTAAGACCCGACGACACCTTCCCGTAAAATGATCGTGGTCGAGGGTACTTTCGTGTACCTCAATTGTCTGCTGACAGAGGGGGCAAATACCACCCTGCTTTTTGAGTAACTGCTCACGATAAGCTTTAACCTCTTTTGGTTTTAGTCTCATACCTCAGTGCGTCCAATTGCAAGGAGAACGTAATTCACCTCGTACTCCTTAGAATATCCCTGCTCCGCGTACAAATCTTTCACTGCCTGTAACCTCTCTGCTGCTGTGTCGTACTGAAGGAGGAAGTCTCTGGCCTTCACATGACCGTAACCAGACTTGGCGTACTCACCTGACTTCAGTTTAGGGCGTACTGGGCTTAAAATATTGTCAGCTGAATCTCCGCAAGTTAGCTGGTAAGCTAAGAAGTTACCCGCATCTTCTTCGTTCACCCAAAAGATATTACCTGCGTGGTGTCCTCGCCATTTATAATACCAACCACTCACGGTTTGAAAATCTTTATCTAATGTTGCAATGATAGGTGCACTGGCATGTAAGCCATCATCTAAAGCTAATATCATTTGTTTTGCTAACATATCATCCGCCTCATATCCATCAGGTGCAATCTCTGCATCCCAGTGCTGAATCAGGTAATCTTTAGTTGCTTGGTAATGCGGTGGTTTCTCTTTATCCTTCCGATTAGCCTTGTAATTCTCAGCAATCTCGTACCTAAAATTAGTCGGTGATGATAGAATACACCTCATCGTTTCACACTGAGTTTTTTCCTGCATATCAAGCAACATCTCTTTGACTGAGTGCAGGATGAAATTAACAGGTTCGTCAGGATCACGGCTGAGGTACAGCATTAGGTCGGAATCTACAAGCAACACACGTCCTGGAATAACCGTTCTTTGCTCTCGGATAGGGAGGGTTAATGTCATAACGTCCATACCCAATACAGACCAGTTGAAACAAAGCCTAACAAAGATACAATAAACAGTATTAGAAAACCCCATGCTATAAATACAGGCCACTCATGGCTTTCTGTCGCTTGAATAATTTTACCTACTAGGGCTATTATAATACCGAATGTTATTAGTAGTTTCAATTCAATATCCATAATCAACTCGCAATCAAATCAAAATTATTCAAAGTAAGCACCATCGCCATCCTGCGGGTCTCACCCTGCTTAAGTTGGAAGTGCAGCTCACCGATGATATCTTCAAAGTTAGGATGATCGAATATCAGATCCATCATCAGGTGGATGTACTCTTTATCTGTTGTCTCTTCGCGATTCATGACTCACCCACCGTACTCTCTAAAAACATCACCAACTCCTTCTTCTTCTCGTACTCATAACCCGAGTCACGCCACGCAAGTGCTAACTCGGTGATACGTTCAGCTTTAGCACAATCTTTAATCAACATCTGATCCAGAGCGCCTTGTACGTACTCAACAGACTTGTGTTGTACTACACAGTCACCGTCTACGATAAGCCACCACCGTTGAGATTCAGGGTCTCTTTTAATGTGTGGTTTAGTCATCATATCCACCGTATCCACCTTCATCTCGGTAATCTATATACGTAACAATAGGATCGTGTCCTGATTCTAATTTAAAATCATGTATTACTTTGATTACAGCAGGATCATCTGTCACTAACTCAATATCAGTTTCTTCAAGTTCACCACTAATATCTGAGTGCTTCCCTAGCACTTCTCCGAAATAAATAGTTTTTCCGATTGCCTCGGCTACATCTACAGGGTCTGCTAAAAAGACACCTTCAAGGTCGCCCATACGTCCACAATCCCAATAAAATTTATATAAAGCTTTCATTCGTTCTCTCCTACGCCGTCCCTGGCGCTTGTTCACCACTTACGCGGCATGTTCCATAGGTTCAAAGGTGGTAGATCAGGTTCTGCCCATGTTATATCAAAAAGGCGCGTCTGAATCATCAAACTCAGGCTCACCAGCTGACGCTGCATCTGCTGTAGCTTCCATCGCTACCTGATCTGAGACTAACTGCTCAAGACGTGAACCACTGAAGTTAGTTGCTGACTTGATCTTCTCTTGCACCCAGTCATGCAGTGAGCTGAAGATATCTTGATCAGGTTCATCAAAATCGAACACAACAGGGGCTTTACTCGGCTGTGCAACGTCCATACCTGCTACCATCGGACCGACTGAAACTACCTTGGCTTTACCACCCGATGTTGAACCAATCTGCACAAGACACGCTTCACCCAGTACAGCACTGATACTCTCAGCTCCAGGTTTTAAAGCTTGGACTAACTTGAACAGTGCGCCTTTAGAGGTGACTGTGTAATCTTTACTCTGCCAGCGTGGTAAGTCCTCACCTTTGATGTTAATAGTCTCGGTAGGGAACTCGTAAGTTACTTGTACCTGTGGTTGAATGACTGGCATACCTGTGACTTCAGAAGTCTTCTTAGCGAACCCATCATCACCTTTAACGGCTGTGCCGTCACCAGCTTCTACATAGTACTGAGGGACTGACTGACCGTTAATCCATGCTGTATTGTGCTGTTCGCCTAGATCAATGATCTGTACAATACGTGCAGGAAAAGATCCATCGGGGATTCGTCCGTTGTCTTGTTTAGTTTGTTGCATGTTTAAGCTCATTACTTCTCCTCCAAGTCTTCAAAACTACCTTCTACGAATATTACCCATTCTGGGGACAGGACATTAGTGCTACTAGGGATCTGAATATTACCCTTCGAAGATACCCTAAAAACATCTAACAATGTACCACTGTAGTCATTTATATCATAAGGCAGAGGTAAGGTTGGCAATGCAGTCAACCCTCTCTTAACGTACACACGGACTAGCTTAGGTTTATCCAGCTCCTGTACGAATTGCTGTAATTCTTCGATCTTCTGAAGTGCTTGTTGTTTGTTCATTTAGTTTCCTCTTGGTTTGTTGTCTCGTTTAGTAATTCTTGTCTGTGGTCGCCTTCGCTTAGCAGCTCGGCTCGAATAGTTTGTAAACTGTTGATTACGAAGTCTAGTTGTTCCATATCATCTACCTCTAAAGTAGAGGTAGTTGTCTCACTATATTCTATTCTATTAGCACCTGTCAATACTGTGTAGTCCATCAATCACCTCTCTTTAACTATTTGACCAACTTTGTTCTGATAAGTTCAATCAGTGACACTCCAACCAGCTGTTCCCAGTAGACCACTCGCCATCTAAAGGTACGTTCATCTTAAAATACTCTCCTGCTCTAATAATACTTTTGACACCGAGTTCTCCAATAAGTTCCGCATCTTTTTCAAAACATTGAAATAAGGCTTCGTCATGGTATGCCACTACTCTTTGTGCGGGTATTCCACGCTGTTTAATCCACTTATCCATGAACACTAAACTGAGGTTCATAATCTTCTGTCCTGCTGATTGACACTTAGCATTAAAAACAGAGTGCTTGGCTCTAGTGACGATCTTAGAACCATCTATTGTACAGATGTATTTCTTTTGGTTCTTCTCGAACTCCTGTTCTGTTTCTTCTATAGCTGAACGTAAAGCCCAGTTCTGTTCCCAGTACGCATTCCACCACACCTCTGCCTGTTTTAACGGTACGCCTAAAGTACGTGCTAGTGTTGGTGGTTGGCAGTTGTACTGCAAAGCAAAGGTTCCAGGCTTTATATCCTGTCGCTCATCTTTCTGCACATCCTGCATAGCTTTACCTAACCATACACTTGCGTTCTCTGTGTGCTCATCCCAATCAGGATCGAGGAGTTTATCAGCGTATTCTCCGTTATCGAACGGGTACGTGTAATGTCCCTTCACCCTAGCCTCTAAAGAACTCGCATCATAACCTACTAATACCTTACCTTCAGGTGCTTGGAACAGTGATCTGAACTCAGCCCCGAGTAAAGAAGTGCTTCGAGGGATATTAGCCACAGTCCTGTGCTTCTCTCTGTGAGTATTAGTCAATCCTGAGCTGGCAGCTGGTAATCTACCATCTAAAGCAAGGCGCGGATGATTCAGCCAACCAGTACCTTTATCTTCATTCAATAAAACAGAGCGTCTGTTGCGTAGAGATAACCAAATAATAATCGGTTTAACTAATTGAACTTTATCACCTAACCGTTCTAAGTTAAGGCAGATTTGGCCGTTCTCATGGAATTTAGGACTGGTCTTAACTAGCTGTCCACGATCATCTCTAACAGGCTTCCCGTTCTTTTTCTGTACGTTCCAGTACAGCGGCTTCCACGAAATAACTTCTTTATCAGGTATTTTGACTTTGATATCATTTTTCATTCCATACCAAGGCATAACTCTCCTCCATATATTTTAAAACTTGTTTTATCTCATCTATGGTTGCATTATTTTTGATCGCGTTTGCTCTGTGGCTGATAATCCTAACGTTTCCTTTGACATAACCCAAGCTTGGGATTATGCGATCTAGGCTCGGCGAATCATCTGTTCTTTGTCCGTCTCCTTGTTTTAGCTTAACGCCAAATACCGGGCAAAACGTAGGCATACATAGATCATCTACAGTTAAATCAAACACAACCCCTTTCTTTTTAGCCCTTTTTCTAGCGTCGTATAACATGTACTGGAGTGGGTTATTTTTTCGCCTTATCTTGGTCAATTCTCTGTCTCTTTCCTTTACTTTTTCTAACCCATATTTCTGTACTCTTCTTGCTCTTGCTTTTTTATTTTCTTCTGTGCTTGGCTTAAAATAATCAGGGTCTTCTTTCCGCTTCTGCTCCGCCCACCTCCTCATATACTCTTTGCGTTCTGGGGTACGATTTCTTTCCCTTTGGTATTTCCTCCTAGCTGCTATCTTCTCTTCCTCAGTTTTATATTTCTTATGTGCTGGCATTATTTGTCCTCCCAAAATACTTCTTCATATTGACCTATATACTCGTCTTTAACAGACCCTTTCAACAGCCACTCTTTTATTTGTTTCTGGTCCTTTAATTCCATCGGTAATGAATCAATGATAGGTTCGTGGAATGGGAGTTCAACTTTTATTCCATTCTTAATACCATAATATGAATCCCAATCTTCTTGGGCTATTTCATCAAACCATTTCTCACAAGCAGCACTCGGCTCCCCATTCTTCTTGAATTGAAGCTTAGGTGGAGTCCATAAATTCAGTTCACCCTTTTTAAGCGGCCTACTCGGTAGTTTAGGCTCAACCTCCTGTCTGATACGCTCCATCTCTGCATCGATATGAATAACCAGCTTTTTAGCGGCTTCTTGATCGAAACAGACACCGGCTCTTTCCTGACGGCACATAAGGTCGTAGGTTTTCTGCGCCAGCTTTACGTGGAAGGGTAGGTTAATCATAGACTAACATCTATATCTGCATCAGGATGCTCTTTACAGGCCTGTAATACATCAGCCAACCAATTGAAAAAATCATCAAATGTTCCCCATCCATTTTCTGCACTGTATTTATCAAATCCGACTGGATCGCTTGTTAGGATTCTCAAGCCAGCCTCTAAGAACGGTATGATATCCTTTGCCTTGTGCGCCCCTATAATTTCAGGGTGCCATAGGGGGTAATACACTCCTGTTTGCACGGCCATTTCTATTAGGTTGTGAGTAATGTTACTATCGAACACGCCTACACATCTCTCTTCTACTAGACTAAAATCTAAGCTCATACCTCAATCTCCAACTTCCCACACAGGTACTCAAATACCTGCTCTGTTAAGACAACATCTGCCTCGCATCGTTCAACGTAAACTTCTATCGGCTCATCCTTCCAGCTTTCAACAACAGGCTTCACACCATTCAGACGCTCTGCGTAAGCGGCTAATGAATGCCCTCCTGGAAGATCAGGGAACCAGCTTCTTGACATGGCTAAAGTATCAATTAACTGCACGTTCTTCGCCGTCCCGTCCATTAAAGTGATTGAATCCGGTAAAACGGAGTACCCTTTGATAACCTGCATCTTAATAAGGGCTTCGAAATCATAACCGAATCCGTTATGTGTAACTACGGTATCTTGATCTTGTAGTACCTCTTCAAAGAAGTACGTGCAACTACCTGTGTGTGTATGTGCTTGTCGATCAGTACCTTTAAAACTCCAACAATGAATTTTAGTCAACTCATCTAGAAGTCCATCAAATTCCCCGTCACAAAAGTAGATCATACTTTATACTTCACAATAAAGTTACCCATACCTATTTCCTTTAGTTCATGGTACAGTTCAACACACAAATCTTTATCTTCATCGGTTGCATCGTACAGGTCATCACCGTACCGTAAATCCTCCGAAGAATAACCTTTATCAAGGTACATTGCAGCTATGCCTGCTAGTTCTTTTTCATTCATCATACCTTCCCCGCTAGTCCGCAATACCCGCCTGAAACCTCAGTCATCGAGCCATGTTGCCTTCTGATTTCAGGAACCCACATCATACAGTCAGAGGCTATGCAGTTCGAATTAATGGCCAAACTTGAACCAGTATCTCCTTGTTCCTTTCCGTGCCTGTTACAACTAACCTCTCCAAGTCCAGTTCGAACCCTGGAATGTGGACACCAGCGCGTTTTAGCTTGTTCTTCAGTCATCATCGCTCCCGTACCAGCTCGATTACAACATTTAGAAGATCATCTATTTCAGATAATTCGTGTGTTGTGAGGCCACTGTTGGCAATTTCTCCGTAAGTTTCCCACGCATCCTTTACCAATTCTATACGTTCTTCATTAGTCATCTTGATGTAACCTCTCTTCTAGAACCTCTAAATCACCCAGTAGGAACTCTGCATCGTACCCGTCCACCTCAGCTGACAACAAACTTGTCTCAGCGGGGATACTCGGCTCGGCTGGTTCGATCTCAGACCCTGGAATCTCTGGTGAGGTGTCCCACTTAAGTTCTATACCATGCTCTAGCTCTATATCAAGGTCATCGATACAGACCTTCAGGGTGTATGTTTCTGTTTTTGTGGTCATAGCGTTTCCTCTAATAATTCAGGGTTTTCGTGTATGTTGCCGATTACTTCGTGCAAGCTTGCCGCATGATCGTAAAAAGGCAGGAAGGACGCGTCTCCGTGCTCTGCAATATGGAAGCATCCATCGCTGTATTTCACTATTCCTTGGTATCCACCCCATACAAAGTCGCCTATAATAATATCCCCCTCATAAATCTCAGCACCGTTCTTGTCTTTCAGGCCGGTGTATTGCATGATTTCGGCATCAGGTAAGTTTTGTTTGTCGCAACCTCTGTACCCTGCAATAAACATCCACCTATCATTTGTGAACCACATTTGATTACCATCCCAAGCCCTGAACTTAATTTCTCTACCCATCAACATTCTCCTTATCGTACATGTATTTATTAAACTCCAGGCACTCTAACTTTGTATCTGACTTCCCATCCTGCTGCTGGATACGCAGTACCTTGATTGAACACCCTGCTGCTTTGATCTCATTGAACAGCATGTTAGTCCTGATTGTACCACATCCTGAGAGGGTTGCAAGGGCTAGTGTAAGTGTTAGTAGTTTCATTCATTTACCACCATCTACTGTTGTCAAGTGGAACCATGTCGCATCATTACATATAACGTAGTTAAGCACCAAATTAATTTCATCAATACCTTTATGTTGTTCACATAAAGACAAAACTTTATTGATTTTCCAACCGGCTATATCACTGGCACAGCCTTGTGCCATTACCACTGCTAAAAATACCATTAATAACTTCATCTCACACCCCTCGCTGCTCTAGCTTTAGATAATTGCTCTCTTTTTTCGTTCCAATGTAATTCTCTATGGCAATTAGAACATAACACAACACACTTTTCAACCTCTTCTTTCATCAGTTGTTTGTTTTTCTCAGTTAACGCTTTCATCATCATGCTTGTAATATGGAATACCTTATCTTTTACATGGTGGAAATCTAACGCAACAAAGGTTTTATCGTAACCGCAATCCCTACATTTTAATTCAACTAACGATCCTAAGTATTCAATCCACTGTACCCTGTAATGTTGGTATTGCTTTTTCTTACCTTCCGCTACTTTACCTTTGTTCTCTTCCCTGTACTTCTTATTCCGCGCATTGATTGCTTCTTTGTTCTGTTGATAATACAACCTTCTTTGTTCATTCAGTCTATCTTTATTCTTAGCTCTCCATTTTTTATCATACTCTCTCTTTTTCTCTTTGTCTCTAGGCTTCATATATTAAACTCACTTTTAGGTTCAAGGTAAGAACCTGTATCTTTATCGTAAAACACATCGAACTTACCGGAATTACCAAAGCCAGAGTTCAACAGTAAATGGAATGTACTTGTATTTTTTTCGACCTCATCATCAGCGTATTGGTTCCGTATAATACCTAACATCAGCTTAGTTTTCTCAGCCATTGCTCTTGATCCTCTGAACTGAGCGACCTTGATGTTTGCCCCTTCTTCGTGACTCTTTCCTTGAGGTGGTTCTTTCAAGTGAGCGAAGCAGTAATAAAAGAAACCAAGGTCTTGTGCCATACCCTGGATTTCATTGCTGAATCGTCGTAACTCTTTCTCTGTCTCAGAGGCATCTGTGCCGTCTGTGAGCTGAGTGATAGGATCAATAAACACATCACGTACACCTAGTTCAACAACAGCGTACCGGATAGCTGGCTTTAATCTATCCCACATATTGGTCTTACCAACATCTGAATAAGAGGCTCTGAACAGATGTATCTTGCCTTTCAGGCTCTCTACACCTGCTGTCAGTTCTTCTTGTGTGAACAGTCCTTTATCCACATGCTCAGGGTTATGGAACTGCTTATGCATGAACTTGCCAGCCACAGCCTTAACAACCTGATCAGGTGTCTGCTCGAAGTCGCAAGTGAATACTGGTAGTCCTTCTGTATTTACTACAAAATCAATCATCTGGTTCTTGAACTCTGATTTGCCACCTTTAACAGCCGATCCTACATAAATACCTTCACCTTTGAAGTCTCTACGTCCATAGGTTAGACGGTTCAATGACTCCCAAGGCCACTTCCTGCCCCATACAGGCATCTCAATAGCTTGTTCGTACACATCATCAACGCTCAGTATACCGTCTGGTGTGGGTACTTTTGTATTAAACAGTGCGTTGATCAGCTCGGATTTCTTACCATCCACAAGCATCTGGTTAGCATCCATACCCTTACTGATTGACCACGTTTTATATTCAGGGTGTAATGCTCTGATTTTCTCAGCTGCTTTATTCCCCGCCTCGTCATTATCAAGGCAGATATTAACCTCTTTGAACTTACTTAGAAAGTCGCTCTGATCAGAGAGTGTGGATAACTTGTCAGAACCGAGTAACGCAACACAGCTCGGATATTCTTTGTATCCTTTTCTGAGTCCGTATTCTCTAAGGGCTTGAGCGGCAGCACAGGCATCGAAAGCGCCCTCAAAGATCCAGAGCTTATGGAAGGAGGTACACTCCCGCTGTCCGAACAACTCGGTTCGTAATCCTTTTGTTGATCCAACTCGGTACGGTGCATGTCCTTGCTCTGCTCGTTTAGACTCGTATCCGACCACCCTAGAATCAACAGTAATAGGACTATAAACGGAATGAACTTCTCTAGTTTCTTCATTGTAATCTACTACCATATTGTAATGTTCAAGGGTTTCAGCTGTCAGTCCACGTACAGGGACAGGAGCAGCTTTAAGTTTCTGTATATCTTGTACTGCTGTACTCATATCTGTACCTGTGTTTGTACCTGTTTCACCCGTTGGTTCATAATCTCCCCCTTGAATATAAGGCTTACCGGACTTGTGGTGATGTGCTCGGTTACAGTACCACGTCTTGCCGTCCTGGAGCAAGAACAAGTGGTCTCCGTTTGTATCATGCTTTGTCTCTCTACACGCTGGACAAGCTCGATCATTCATTCTCATCTCCTTAGTGGCATAATGCTAGGTGTTAGGATGTTTAGTTTCAAAGCACCGTTTACCTTTAAACCTATAATCTACATTATCAAGCTGATTTAGGTGTAAATCCTCTTGCTCTACGGTGTCATAATCTCTTTTATTACAAACCCAGCCTTCTGGATCGTAAGTATCACCTTGAGCATACTCAAGAAATCTACAGTTATGACAATGCTTACCATCTATGCCGTGATCCCAGTTTTCTCTCACCTTCTCATCTCCTATTGATTATCGGCAGGGGTTAATATTCGATCACAACCGGACAATTACCATCAATCATTACTAATTGATCGCCTTTTTCATCATGTGCTGTGAAGCATGAATAAGGGTCGCCGGTTATATATCTGGTATTTTCTTTAATGTAAGCAATAGTTTTAGTTCCAACTTTCCAGCCTACTTGGTAGGTTTCTGCGCCTTGTGCTGTAACTATGCTTATTTTATTTATCTCACTCATCATCACACCTCGTTAGTTATGGTTGGTTGGTTTAAATCTTTGTACTTTAAGAAAGCTGACATAATGGCAATAGTTGCATCCTTAGAGTTAAATTCAGAATTATCAAATCGGTAGAAAAATAACTCGCCTATTTTTCCAAATGACCACTCTAAATGGTTGTTATCTTCTGCATACCTACCAGCACCGTCCAAACACGCCAAAACATCGTCAGCATACTCAGGCATTCCGCCCCATGAGGTCAAATAACCATAATCATCTGAACCGGCTCTACATTCCCTTCCTACTGCTTTATGGAAAGCAACTGCTAATTTATGTTTATCCATCTTATCCACTCTCTCTATTGGTTAGCTGGCTGGTTAATAATTTCTTTTAATTAAATCTTCTCTACGCTCATTATCAAGACGGCTCCAATGATCGTATTCGTGATTATGCCTATCAAGTTCTGCTTGATTCTGATTGCAACATTCTTCACAGTAGCCTTCATGTAATTGATCCGTTGGCTCTCCGCATTGTGGGCAGTTTAATTCATTCACTTGGATTCTCCCTTTGTGTGCGTTGGTTTTGTATGCGTCGAGTCCATGCCTCATATCCGCACTCTATTACATCTGGACAATACAAGTTATCTGGGTGCGCTAATTCGCCAGATAAAAACCGAAGCTCTTTGCCGCAATCAGGACAAACCAACTTATCAGCACTCATTGTCATGCTCCTTTAGTGCAATGGCTTTGCGCTTTCTCTGGTGACTCTTAGTTAATAAAGCATCTTCAAAGCTATAGTTAAAATTATCAATTCTGTTTTTTAGTGTTGATAGCGGGAGGTTGTATTCATCTGCCCACTGCTGCATTGTTTGAGTTTTGCCGTTATATGTAAACATTCTATTTGTTCGTTTATTGTTGCATTGTGTTTTTGTCGAAGCCCATCTGCAATTAGATGGCTCATAATCTCCATTGTTATCGATTCTATCTATAGTCATTCCTTCGGGTCTTTCACCCATGTCAGTAAAAAAACTTTCAAATGAGTTATTCCATGCGTCACAAATCTTTATGCCTCTACCGCCATAGCAATGGTATCTTTTATCGTTTGGATTGTTGCACCTATCTTTCATGTGTGACCATGTTCTGTATTCTGCCGACCTGCACATGCCGTGTATAGGATTGCCTTTAGTGTTCATTATTCGCCCCTTCGAGCCTTATAATTGCTTCACAGATGGCTTCTCTCAAGTCTTCACCTATTGTGTTCGACACGACCTGCATTGTATTTTCATCAAGCAATACCAATCGAGTGTAATCACCGCCCTGAGTAATTTTATTAAGATAGCCGTCTTTAAGATACTTATCCCATAACTCCATAGCCTGCTGCCAGTTTGTTGAGGGAGTGAATACGCCATAAGTCCATGCGTCATACGTTGGATGATGTAATATCAATTCTTTGTCATCCCTTATCCCGTATGACATAAACTTCCAACCCAAAGCTTCTGCAACTTTTTTATCTAGGTCACTCATCACTATCACTCCCGATAGGTTGTGGTAAGGGCATCCAGTGGGTTGCATCAGTATATGGCGCGTAGGAATTATGGTTAGTCCGTTCACAATAAAACAAATACTCTCTTGGTTGGTGTATATTGTGGTCATCGTAATAACCTTTATGAACTGATTTGCCTCGTAGAAATAGACACTCCTGACCGCTTTCTGGTTGTTCATCCTCAACACTACGCCAGTACATATCTTTTTCCATATCTCTGGTAGCGTTGTGATGTGCTATGAGCTTGCTTAATACATCTGCTAACTCGTTAGGGTTATGTAGTCTCAATATAGAAATTAGGGATTTAATAACTTCTAACTCTTCAACGCTTATCTGCTCTGGTGTGTTAGTCATACCATTATTCACTACATTCACTCCCTAGCTTCTCTAAAGCTTGTTCGATACTTGTACATATACTGACAAGCTGTTCTTTGTTTAGTTCCTCAGTACCCTGAATACAAGACATCAGCTTATTACACCCTCTGAGATACACCTGGAGATATTTCCCCTGTATATCATGTATTGCTTGTATACGTTGTTCTAAGTCGTCTGTGCTCATATCTTACGCTCCACAGTTACAATAGTATCGTTATGCCACCCGCCATGTGCTACCAGTAATATCTCTTGAATTTCAAACCCGTATTTCTTACCGATACCACCTGAGTTCCAGCCGAATGTGATACAAACGCCACCTGTCTTAGTCACTCTACTAACCTCTTTCTTTAAATTAGACCAGAAACTAGCTTGTGTTGTCTGCATATTGACTGTTCTACCCATTGACTTATAGCACTCAGATACTTGTCTTGGGCTGTACGGTGGATCGAACAACACTGTATCGTACACGCAGTCCTGAGTTTTCAAGAACTCTAATGCATCTTGATTGAACATCGTATCGAACTGCGGGTCGATATCATTAGTGACATCAGCTAATGTGTTTCCATTAGCAAACGGATCGCAGCTGTACCCTTGCATAACCCTGCCTAATAACTCATCGATAGGTTTTATACTAAACGTATTCTTATTCGGCATAGCCCATGCTCTGTTGATAATCATAGTAAATTTCCTTACTTGTTTAAGTAAACATCACGCAATAACAGCTGTGATTTGATTTCAATATCGGTATAAACAATACACGTTTTTTCATTGGCAAATTCATAGCCCTCCAAGTCTTCGGTACATGCCACGTTTATAAATCTTGGATCGACCCAGCTCTCTGTTTCCCGAAAAGCTTTTTGTGATGGGTAGACATTCAAGATTACTTCACCGTCTTTTAATTCTGTTGTGTAGACTTTCATACCTTACCTCCTACAATACACTCATTAACAAATAATCTCAGAAGATACATCATCGTTTCATGGTCAAGGTTATATCTCTTAGCTGCATTAAACGTCCTGATCTGCATTTCGTGGAGCTTTTGTTCAGTCATCCTCTGTATCCTCTCTAATGTACCCTAATTCAACTAGTAGATCATCAGGTATCGTCTTATCCCTTTCAATCAGATAATTGTAAAACCTGTCTGGACTCATATGTATTTCACGAAGCCAATTAGTAATCATTTTGCGCCCTTTAGCTCTATTACAAGGTTTGCATACCAAGATTAAATTACCTATTCTGTTACTGCCGCATAAATGGTCAGGATTAATATGATCAATCTCCCCATACAGCGCGTAAAATGGAGTATCACAATACGGACAGTCCGGCCAATAATCGTCTATTAACTCTATTTCCTTTCGGATCACTGTCTCCCGCCTATGGTTAAGACTACTTCGTTTCGTCCTCTTGCTCATTACTATCCTCTATCGGCTGTTGCCTATTAAACAAAGAGGACTTAGTTTTCGTCTTATTTACAGTCCTCTCTATCCATTGACAAACTTCATATACAGAAGTTCCCGCCTTGAAGAAATAAAAAGCCTGTACAAGCTCACCCTGGACGATTCCTTCAAAGGCATCAAATTCAGCCTGGATGGTTCTTGTGTTAATCATGTGTGATTGTTTCATTGTATATCCTTGGTAAATGTCAAGTGTTTTGGATTATCTGTATTACCTTCATACAGTGATACGTTGCCAGTGCGCATATCGACCCTGAAATTAATATACTTACATTCCCAGTTATCAAGGGCAAACTTAGAACCACTAGCCATAGTATGCGTATTTACAAAAGCACACACTGTATCTATATGGTTATCCCAGTTAGGTGATTCTGTTTTAACTATTTTCATTATATACCCCCTTAGTTAACGTTACTACAGCCTTACAGATGGCTATACATAACGTTTCACCTTCACCCTCATAATAATTATCAACATCAGTCATAAAACAGACTCGCCTGTTGCCTCCTAACAGCGTATATATATGAATACTGTTTCCGTTTGCTTCAACCTTTTCTAGTAAGTCCATAGCCTGCGCTTTATCTGTTGAGGGAGTGAATGCGCCCATATGATGAGTATATATCTCTGTTTCAATCTTTAAATAAAGATCATCTTCTTTCGGGCTGGTGTGTACTGGATTGGTGCCTGTGTATATCTCACACTCTCCGTACTTCCATTTCAAAGCCTCGGCAACTTCTTTGTCTAATTCATACATTGCATTCCCCCTCGAACCCACGCAGTAATAACGCTGTATGCATTAAACCATGTACACGACAGGCTTTATGGCCGTACACGTACCCATCATCCAGCTTTAAAGGGATGAACATCATTATCTGCTCACCGTTCTGTACGAAGTCAATACCTCTTGACTGGATGAAATCTGTGATATCATTGTGTGAACCGTTCATACCTTATTCTCCTTTACTAGTTTCTCTAACTCACTGATTGTTTCATCCAAGAAATCAGTCAATAAAGAATAGCTAATACCACCTGCTTCTATAGGGAATTGATTAATCCCGTTCTTAATCTCTTTCGCTGTAAGGACAGCCGTTTCTAATTTACCTATATCAACGTTATTCATACCTTATCCCCTATAGATCTCAGAATAGACTGATCAGCAGCCTTGAACTGTGCCTTGAGCTGCTTGTGTGTACGCTCAGCACCTGATAGTACCTGAATAGCTACCCTAGCATTCCTGCCTCTGTCAGCCATTATATTAGCCTCGTGAGTGTCCATGAATACACCCTCTTGATGCTGAACGTAGTTCACTGGGTCTGTGTAGTACAGTAAAGCTTGTTTAAGCTGTTTGTATTCTTGTGTTGTTATTTGCATGTTCTTCTCCTTAAATCAACTTAGAAGCTGAGTTCATAGCATTGTTGTACCCTTCAACATATCCGAACATTTCCTGCTTAGAGCTGAAATGACGTTGCATGGGTACACAGTGCCGCTGATCAAATACAGTGATAGACAGCGCACCTCGTGAGTCCTGCTTGCCGAATACTATGTACCGGATATCTATATCAGACCGTGAACTGAAGTTATTACAGAACGTCTGGAATTGTGCTGGCATGTGACGCTCGTTATCAGCTAGTCGGAAGCTGTTAGTTTTGTACTCTGTATCTGTTGTATTCATATATCACCTATTCAATCTGTTAGTAGTTGATTTGTACGCTCAGTGGTGGGAGTAATGTATCATACTGTTTATCAAGATACAACTTATTGTGGTGTACTTATCGAAATCACCCATAATAAGAACACAGCCACCCATATCCATTCATTTTGTAAGATATACTCAATCATCTGGATATCTCCGTCTGATTAATAAACATCTGTACGTTGTACCCATGTTGCTGCTTACCTGTTCTAAAGCTGAGCTGGATAAAGTACTCTGCTTGTTTCAGGGCTGCACGTAGTTCTTGGCGGATCTGGGTTTGTTCTTGTTGTCTTGCGATCTGTTTGTCGAATATGCTCATGGTTTAGTCCTCTGTTATCATACTTAAGCTTGCTAAAAATTGGCTTTATACACCACTCTATTCGTTGTAGCATCAACAATGCATACTGGAAAGCCTTCAGCTAATGCTTCAGCCTTAGCTCCTACATAACTACCAGTAAATGACCAGTAACAGTCAGGTGTACCGCCCCATTCATCTAAATAATCTAGATGTTCACCTAACGAGACCATGTTACCCTCTCCATCATCAAAGCCTTCATTAGTGCCATTAAAAAATAAATATTCGTTCATCAGTCGTCCTTCCTTCCACCCTGATGGGTGAGTATATAGATAAAACGGTAAACCCCCGCAAGGGTGATTATGATTGCTAGTGTGATTAGAGCTAACATATCAAATACCATTCACTCTATCATAGCCGCACCTGTAAGATGCCAACCTTTAAATGTACGATCTTCAGCAATAGCAGCCACCTGTAGTCCGTGTTTAGTAAAGTGTGGTAACAGAGTATCGACATCAAAATAATCCATCTCTTCAGCTGAATCGATAGATACCCAACCCCTTGAGGTATTCCACCATAAATTTCTGTCACCATGTTTACGTACTATAAGATAATTCATTCTCTTAATCCTCTATTAACGCATCGCTTATCAGCTCTGCTGTTCGTTGTGTATGGTTACATAATACACTGATTCACTGATAATGCAATAGCTGAACTATACCGTTCATCCGGTATACTGTATAAATACAGCTGAGCTACAGGTAAATCTAGCTGTCATAACAGTAAAGAATCAATAACTTACAGCTGAATATAACCGCTTGTCTGAAATACTGTAAATAACCTTAAATAAATTGAACTAAATTGAATATAAATGGTCTAATAAGTAGTCTTATTGTTCAAGGACAGACGATAAGACGCTTACCCTTATATAGTAAAGGACGAGTCACGTCAGAGACGAGGACTCTTAGCTGATAATATATTAAAGTCAAGATCAAAGTCAAAACATGGATAGAGTGATAAATACTAAATGTTGTTATCATATTCTTATAGACAGAGTGAAGAACTGATAGTTCAAAGTATTATAGTTCATACAGCGTAACACCATGATAGTTATAGTCTATAACATACAGTATAATGATTGATTTAGCTAATATAATCAGATAGTTATGATTAAGATAGAATACATAGATAATGATTGATGATAACTAGTATTCAAGTAATTGATTGAATAGTTAGTAAATGATAGGTGTAATATACCCTAGTAATGACCCATAAACATTACTTATCCATATAATACACGGGATAGTACCGACTACAGATTACAGCTATAAGCCCTGGTTATGACAGCTATACACTCGGTTAATCAAGGATATAAGCAGATTATTATATAAGGGGTATGGGGGAATGTTTGAGTAGAAGATAAATTGGGGTACCCACCAGCATAAATTTTAACAGTTTCTAGAAGTTTTTGTTTTTAGTTCGTTTAACCTACGAGGCACTGTATGGACGAAGATGAATACGATACACAGTACGAGTACGACCTAGACTCTTACCACCTCCAGACAGCTCTTGAATTAGCTCTCGGAACTGATGAGGTTCTAAGTAACGAGGATGTACCTCCTGAGATCAGGATACGTACAGTCCTTCAAGCAACTAACATCTTCCTGAAGTGTATGACTGAGGAAGGGTATATCGAAGGAGCATTGGGACAATGATTTATATGTGGTCAGAAGCTATACCTGTATTCTGTAAACAATACAAGTACGGACAGAGAGTACATGGTTTAAGACAGAATTATATTCGTCCTGATACTCTGTACATCTTCGATTGGGAGTTTGATACCGTAGACCCTGAATATACAAGGAAGTTGTTGTACAAAGCTTATATTCCAGCTTTAAGGAATAGTACAGGACTAATTATACAAGACTTAGATTACAATCTCTCGGAATACGAATGACCACCATCGCATACAAGGATGGGGTTATAGCAGTAGACTCTCGGTGCACCAGAGATAATACAATCGTTTCAGACAGCTATAACAAAATCAAGGTAGTACAAGACGTACAGTTCATCCTGTGCGGTGTACTGAGTGAAGAGCAAGCCTTTATTTCAGCTTACTTCGGAGAAGAGCCACAGGACGAGATAGAGATGTCAGCTCTGGTTGTACATCAGAACAGGGTGTACTCAGTAGTCTTCGACCAGGGGAAGATTTACAAGCTGGATATCACCGGTTCAACAGATGCGATGGGTTCAGGTGAAGACCATGCTTTAACAGCTATGGATCTTGGACTGAGTGCTAAGGAGGCTGTCCGAATGGCAGCTAAGAGAGACACAGGGACAGGTGGACGGATTAGAGTTCTGGAGGTTAAATGAGTAAACTACGCAGAGAGCCACAAAAAAAGAGCAGTATCCCGCACGAGCTAGAGCAACTACGGTGGGACCTAGCGTTTAGCAAAGACCCTGAGAAGAAAGCCAAGTTACTGAAGGAGATCGAAGAGTATGAGCAAAGAGCTGAAAAGTTATCTAAATAGCTGGTTAAAACTCAGCTTAGGTACAGATACTGAAGTGACTGATCAGGACACGTACTGGAACAGGCATGGTGGGTCATACATAACTCCTAGCCGCACTGAATGGACTATAGGTAACCAAACACTTGATGGGCGTAAGGTAGTAGGGTACGGGTTCTTTGGAGAGCCTATTTTTGGGATGGAATTGCCTTAAAACATACCGCTCGTCGGAAACATTGAAAATAAATTGAACTTTTTTGCTTTTGTGTTGTCAAATAGGGAAAGGAAGTACAAGTAATCAATTAGTTGCTTGAATACTAAGATGGGTTTAAGGTTTCAGTAAGAAAACGATAAGATACTTCACACTGTTGTAAAGGTTCCTTTTAACTTGTAGGCCCACATCGAATAGGTACATGGTTATCTACCTCCCCTCGCTATTGCGTTTTTATGGGTTAAAGATAACCTTTTCTAAAAGGGACGAATAAATCTTATAATAGTCCTTCTTTTACTCTCACGCCAAGAAGAATATCAGTCAGTTTCCGTATCGAGGCTTAAGGCGCACCAGAGAGTTCTTTATTCTCTCCCTCTCAGGAGGTGGTCTAGGAAATGTCTACCTTAGACAGTACGCAAGGATGATATCATTTCAGCTACCTAGGAGGTAGTACATGTCTAGTTTATTCCTGATCTTTACTTTATGCGGTGTCCCTCAGTACTTTGTCCTAAGCTCCTCAGAACATCAGCTAGATGGTCCTCCATCTTATATAGCTGGTAAAATGTCCTTAGAAGCTTTCAAGGGTATTCTAGAGAACGACAAGTACATCAAGAAAGAAATTAAACTAGATCAAGTCACAGGAATGTATTGCGCGTAATATGGCTAAAATAAGAGCTAAGAAAGTACAAGCCGCTGAACAGGCCGCAATCAAGGCAAAGCGCCAGAAAGAGAAGGAAGAGGCTGAGGCGCAAGGCTTAGTATGGACACCTCCTAAAATAGGTGGTCAGTTCAAAGATGATGATATCCAATCGTTTCTAAAGCATACAAAAGAGGTCATGGAAGTCCTTGAGCATGTACAAGATATCCAGATCACACACCCTTCGTTCTATGTAACTAACAAGAACATCAAGACAGCTGATAAGTTCTTAGCTGTTGCAGCTTACCTTGTTTTCGGTAATTCAAGACTTGCTTCTAAGTTCATGGGTGGCAGGGTAAAACCAGGAACTATCAGGAAGTGGAAACACGACAACACTTGGTATCCTGAAGTTGAGCAAGCGATCAAGAAGTCCCAAGGTTGGAAGTGGGACGCTAAAGCAACCAGTATCATAGATAAAGCCTCAGACGCGATACTAGAGCGTTTAGAGAAAGGTGATGAGGTTATTACAGCTAAGGGTGAAACCCTACACAGAGCTGTGAGTGCTAAGGATGCAGCTAGTGTCCTGACACAGACCTTTAACACCAGAGCATTACAGCGCGGTGATCCGACTTCTCGCTCAGAGAAGAGTGCAACATCAGATGACCGTTTAAAGAAACTAGAACAAGCTTTCCGTGATATGGGTGCTCAGGCAAAACCTATCGAAGGAGAGGTTGTGATTGAAAAGGATACAAAAGATGCCTAGCAACACCAAGAAAGATAAAAAGAAGCCATTACCTGCTGAAGAACTAGGTACAGGTATGGCAAGTAAAGCAGGTGAAGCTTTATCTCGTAAGCGTAAATCACGTATGCAGCAGATTGAAGCAATGACCACAGGGCGCAGAGCAAGACGAGACCAGCAGCGCAAAGACGAGAAGTAAGGGTTTTAATACATGTTAGATAGAGCACTAATCGAGGGATTCAGTACCTCAGTGCTTTCTAAGCGATACGATAACCCCTTACCTACCCCTGAGTTCCACAGAGAACTTTGGGAGCTTTGTACATCAGATGCTAAGAAAGTAGCGATCATTGCGCCACGTGGACACGCAAAATCAACATCAGTGACACATGCGTACACCTTAGCGAATGTTCTGTTCAAGCAAAGAAGATACGTGATAATCATCTCTGATACAGAAGAACAGGCTGTAGAGTTCTTAGGTGATATCAGAGCCGAAGTTCGTGAGAACGAAGATATTAAGCCAGGGACAGGACTGTTTGGAATCTCACGAATACTTAAAGATGCTGAAACGAATTTCATCTGCGAGTTCGAGGATGGTTCGCAATTCCGTATCATGGCTAAAGGAGCTGGACAAAAAATACGGGGCCGTAAGTGGCGTGGCAAGCGCCCTGATCTTATTGTTATTGATGATCTTGAAAACGATGAGTTAGTTGAGAATCAGGACCGAAGGGAGAAATTACGTTCTTGGTTCATGAAGTCAGTTATCCCATCACTCTCTAAAGACGGTATTATCAGATACGTTGGGACAATCCTGCACTTAGATGCACTACTAGAGCGTATTTCACATAACTCTGAGTGGTTATCCCGTAGGTACAGAGCACACAAAGGTTTTAACGACTTCACTGATATACTCTGGCCTGAATTACATACTGAACAGTCTTTACGGGCTATCCGAGAGGATTACAAAGCTCAGGGTATGCCAGAAGGATACAGTTGCGAGTACCTGAATGACCCTGTCGCTGTTGAAGACCGCTTATTCAGAGATCAAGACTTTCTTGAGATGCAGCCAGAGGACTTCAATAAGTCGATGGTGTATTACGCAGCAGCGGATTTTGCTATCTCACAGAAAGAAAGAGCTGATAATACAGTTATGGTTGTCGGTGCAATGGATGAAAACGGTGTTCTTTATATTGTAGATAGAGTGAAAGGACGTATTGACTCTGAACAGATCATCGAAGATATGATTAACATACAGAAACGGTACGATCCTGAGATATTCTTAGTTGAATCAGAGAAGATTGATAAAGCAATCGGCCCTTTCCTAAGAAAGAGCATGATTGAGCAGAACACCTATATTAACCTACACCCTGAGACACCTACAAAAGATAAAATAGCGCGTGCTCAGAGTATCGCAGCTAGAATGAAACAAGGCGCTATTCGTTTCCATAAAGAGAACGATTGGTACGAAGATTTTTACAGTAACTTAGCAGTTGTGACCCGCTCTGGCGTAAAAGGAGCACACGACGATGACCTGGATGCATTCGCATGGCTAGGTTTAGCTATTGATAAGTTCTGGAACGCTCCAACTTTCGCTGAAATTGATCAAGAAGAGTACGAAGATGAGATGTTTGAATACATGGATCTTGGTGCTTCTGAAATCACAGGATACTAATGCTTAACTTACAAGATATACTTAATTCTGATAATATCCTTGATTTACTACAAGAGGATGCTATTCTCGATATAGCTGAACAGGTATTCCAAGGGTATCAAGATGACCTGATGTCTCGTGGTGAGTGGAACCAGCGTATCGAGAAATGGACTAGACTTGCTGCACAGGTACAAGAGGTTAAAAATACCCCTTGGCCTAATGCCAGCAACGTGAAGTACCCTTTAGTCACAGAAGCGTGTATTCAATTCAGTTCAAGGATGTATCCAGCGATTGTTCAAGGTACATCTCCTGCTAAAGGTCGTGTGATTGGTTATGACCCACAAGGACAGAAACTAGAACGTGCTACTCGGTTATCTAAACACATCAGTTATCAGCTCTTAGAGCAGATGACAGAATGGGAAGAGATGCATGATCGAATGAGCATGATAGTCGGTTTAGCTGGGTCAGCCTTCAAGAAAAGTTATTACTGCCCGATTAAGAGACGTAATGTATCAGAATTAGTACTTCCTCAGAATTTTGTTGTGAATTACTACACAAAAGACCTAGAATCATGCCGTAGGTACTCACACGAGACTGAGATACACGGTAATGAAATCGTTAGTATGCAGAGGATGGGTCTGTACTCAGATGTGGATCTCCGTACGCCTGAGCAGAAACAAGATACAGTTAAGAACGAAGTACACGGTTTATCAGCTCCACGAGTTGACTCAACAACACCATATAACTGCATCGAACAACACATGTACCTCGATCTGGACGAAGATGGGTATCAAGAACCTTACATCGCGACACTAGATGTCAATAGTAAAGCTTTATTACGTTTAGTCCCTTGTTATGATGAGGCAGGTATCTCGTACAACTTCGATGGTGAGGTACAAGATATCCAGAAAGACCAGTACTTCACTAAATACGGGCTATTACCATCTCCTGATGGCTCGTTTTATGATTACGGGTTCGGTCAGTACGTTGGACCTGTGAATGAAGCGGTTGATACCTTGTTCAATCAGCTCATAGATGCTGGTACTTTGTCAAACATGGGTGGTGGCTTCATCAGTAAAGGCATCCGTCTTAAAGGTGGTGCTCAGAGACGTAGAATCGGTGAATGGCTTCCTGTGAATGCAACAGGTGATGATTTACGTAAAGGTATCTTCCCGAACCCGATTAAAGAGCCATCTCCTACCCTGCTCAATCTAGCTACGTTCCTGATCAATGCAGGGCAGCGTCTAGCAGGTACAATTGACTCAATGGTAGGTGAGAATCCAGGCCAGAATCAGAAAGCTACAACTACGATGGCTGTAATGGATCAAGGACAGAAGGTATTTTCTGGTATTTACAAAAGGTTCTTACGCTCATTCAAGCAAGAACTTAAGGTTATTTACAACCTGAATAAGAAGTACCTTGAACCACAGGAGTATTTCACTGTTTTAGATACCGATCTTCCAGCTGAAGTTCTTTTACAGGATTACCAGAACGAAGATTTAGATGTCGTTCCAAGTGCAGATCCTAGCTTCACAAATGAACAGCAGAAACTACAAAAAGCAGCTATCCAGTTAGAGATGGCTCAAATGGGTCTTATCCCATTAGAAGTTGCTAAAGCAGCTATGATTGACGCTCATGAGCTACCTAATAAAGAACAACTCATGCAGCCTATGCCTCGTGTACCATCTTTAGATGAACAGAAGTTCGAAGATGAGAGTATGCGTGAGTGGACTAAAGTTAAGATAGACACCATGTTGAAAATAAGTCAAACTGGTGCGCTTAATGCTAAAGCGTTCAGAGATGTCGCTGAAGCTGAAGCAGTTGAGCCTGGAAGACAGGCGGGTATCTACAAAATGATTCTAGATGAATTAAACCGAGATATCGACAGAGAGATTGATAGAGAAGCAGGCCAACAGGAGGCTAATAGTGGAACAGGTGGAGCAGAAACTCCAGAAGCTGGAGCAACTTGAGGAATTATTAACAGAACAGGTGTTTAAAGAGTGGATAGACCACCCTGTAACCGAGTACTGTAAACTGAACCTTGAGATTAAACTACAAGCGCGTGAAGATTTCTTAAAACAAGCAGCGTACATCAACGAAGAGAAAGGTCTTATCCAAGCAGCAGAAGCAAGAGGTTTAATCCTTGCTTACAAAGATATGCTAGATATCAGTTGGGAGGATGAATGATTAAAGGTAAGCCAGCAGGACACAGGGTTCTGATACAACCTGATAAGGTTGAAGAGACAGATGAGTTATACAAACGTGCTGCGGAAGCAGGAATCGATTTGTCTCACACACAAGAGAAAGAGCGCGAAGATGCAGCTCAAACAATAGGCACTATCTTACAAATAGGTGATACAGCTTGGAAAGATTACAAGTGTGATCCTTGGGCTAAGGTTGGTGATAGAGTAGCATACGGACGTTACTCAGGAAAAGTAATCTGTGATCCAGACTCAGGTGAAGAGCTTTGGATTATTAACGATGATGACGTTCAGTACGTCTTTGAATAGGAAAATACCATGAGCGAAGAGCTTGAGCCACAAGATCCACAAGCACCAATTGAAGGAACGGAAGGAACTGAAGAAGTTGTACCTTCTAGAGAAGAAATACTAGCAGCGATTGCTGGTGAAGAACCAGAACCTGCGGCAGCTGATCCAGAACCAGCTGAACCAGAATACAGTGAAATTGAACAACAAGCATTAGAACAAGGTTGGAATCCAGAAGGCGCAGAGGGTAAACGTAACCTCTCAGCTGAAGAGTTTCTTGACCGTAAGCCTCTGTACGACAGAGCACACAAGCAAGACAAACAGATCAAAAATATGCAAGAAGCCATTGATGCAATGGTTCAGCAGAACAAAAGTATCAGTGAACGTGAGTATCAACGAGCATTAGCAGACCTTGAAGTTAAAATGGGTAATGCTGTTGATAACATGGACAAAGAAGCTGCCACTGAAGTCTCGAAAGAGATAGCAGCACTTGAGGCGAACAAACCTGCTGAGGAAACCACAAAAGTAGAGCCTGAGTATGATCCTCTGTATCTCGATTGGAAAGATAAAAATTCATGGTATGATCCTGATTCTGACGACTACGATCCAATGAAGGCTATGTATACAAATCAATTAACAGAAGCTTACGCCCCTTTAATGAAAAAAGGAAAACCTTTTTCCGAGGTTTTGTCAGAAGTTGATGCTGCTGTGCAAGAGAAATTCAAACCTACTAATCCGAACCGAGGTAAAGCGGCAGCAGTCGCACCAAGTACTCCGAGTACACCTAAGCCAAAAGCTAAGAGCTTATCTGACTTAGGGTTGTCAGCGGAGGAAGAAAAGATCGCAAGAACTATAATCCGAGGCGGTGTATCCGAAGAAGATTATATTAAGATGTATTCATAGAAACTAGCTAAAGAGCTAATAAGAGGAAAAGAACATGGCTAAAGCACCAAGTAAAACAACCAGATCAGAACGACCAGAACGTCCGAAACGTGTACCTATGAACGGTTCCGTGGACATCCTAGAAGTAGGCAAGAAAGACCCCGATCACGAGTACCGATGGGTATCTGACAATAAAAAAGGCAGACTCCAGCGTTTTGATGGTGCGTGGTGGGATAAGGTTTCACACAAAGATGTACAAGTCGCGTTAGGAGCTGAAAATCACTCCGATGGTTCAAGTTCTCACGTTGTAACTCGTGTAGGTACACATGCAGATGGCTCACCTGAAATGGGGTATCTGATGCGTATTCCGAAAAAGTTCTACGAAGAGGATCAGAAAGCCAAACAAGACGCTATTTCAGCTGTGGAGCAAAGTCAATTACAAAGTGACGGAAGTTACGAAAAAGGTCAATATGGTGAAGTTAAACTTGGAGCTACCCGCTCTAAATAGTAACATCCCTGTATTGACATCATTTTAATACAGGAGAAAATTTATGGCCAATCCAGACAAGGCAAATGGTTTTCGTCCAATTGGTACACTATCAGGCGGTCCGTTCACAGCGGGCAATGTACGCTTTATTGGTGTAGCAGATGGCGAAGATATCTTTATTGGTGACATGGTAAACTTGGAATCAGGTTTAGCAGATCCAATGGCAACTAATGATGCAGCTATTCTAGGTGCAGTAATTGGTGTAGGTAAATACGACGAGCTAACTGGCTCTGTTGCTTCTTTAGCTGACGTAGCTAATCTAGAGAATCGTTATTACGATGATTCTGCAAGCACTCATACTGACTATTACGTAGCTGTGGCATTAGCCACTGACTGTGTATTCGAAGTTCAGTCTGATGCTGATTTAGATTTAGCGGTCGGTGATCCTTGTGATCTTGCTGATGCAGCAGGTAATGCTCCATCAGGTCGTTCACGTCAGGAAGTTGGTGCTAATACTAACTCTGACTTTGTTGTGGTAGCTATTCCAGACTACCCAGATAACGATTCAACACTGGCTAATACGCGCTATCATGTTCGTGTTACTCGTGCTGAACAAGCATTAGGTTAAGGAGGAATAGATCATGGCAGTTAATAGTTCTAATTTTAGTAAAGCGTTATGGCCTGGTGTGAATGCATGGTACGGTAAATCGTACGACTCGCATGAAACCCAGTTCACTGATATCTTTGAGACTCGCGATTCTCGCAAGGCTTTTGAAGAAATCGTTGGTACTTCAGGTCTAGGTTTAGCAGCAGTTAAGGGTGAAGGTGCTCCTGTTTCATACGACACTATGACTCAAGGTTTCACTTCTCGCTTCCAGCATATCGATTACGCATTAGGTACTATCATCACTCGTAATATGGTTGATGACGATGTGTACGATGTTGTTGGTAAGATGCGTGTTGAAAGCCTCGCTGAAAGTATGCGTATCACTAAAGAAATTAATGGTGCGAACATCTTGAACCGAGCGTTCAACAACAGTTACACCGGTGGTGATGCTCTAGAGCTTTGCTCTACATTGCACGTTAATGTAGCTGGTGGTACATACCAGAATGAGCTAACTACAGCAGCTGACTTATCAGAAGCTTCGTTAGAGCAGGCTTGTATTGATATCGGTAAGTGGACTAATGATCGTGGTTTACAAATCAAGGCAATGGCTCAGGATTTAATTATCCCTGTTGACCTGATGTTTGAAGCTGATCGTATCATTAATAGCTCTGGTCGTGTTGCTACAGCGGATAACGATAAGAATGCTATCATGGGTAAGTTTAACATCAAAGTTAATCATTACCTGACTGATACTGATGCGTTCTTCTTGAAGACTAATGTAAAACATGGCTTGATTCACTTCGAAAGACGTGCTGATGATTTCACTACAGATAACGATTTCGATACTGATAACGCTAAGTACAAAGCTACTGGTCGCTACAGCTTCGGCTGGGCAGATCCTAAAGGCATCTATGGCTCGCCCGGAGTTTGATAATACTCTAATGTGACCATGAACTACTCATATACCTGACCTAAATAGGAGGACAAGATGGGTAAATCAAAGAAAATATGTGAAGTTAAAGATTGTACTGGAAATGTAGTTTCTCATGGTTTATGTGATAAGCATAGATTGCGATTGAAACGACACGGACATCTAAAATCTACAAGGCCTGATGATTGGGGTAAGAGAGAAAAACATCCCCTTTATAATTCATGGAAGTGGATGAATAAGATGAGTATGAAATATTCAATTTGCGAAGAATGGAAGGACTTCTGGAAATTTGCAGAAGATATGGGTGAAAAACCCAGCCCTAAACATCAAATTCGAAGAGTTGATACTAAAGGTAATTACTCACCGGATAACTGTAGATGGGTTGAAACAAAACCTGATCAAACTGCCGCAGAATATCAAAAACAGTACCGTAAAGATAATCCAGAGAAGATAAAAAATGCTGAATTAATTAAAATATTTGGTATTACTTTAGAGGATTACAATACAATGCTTGAAGATCAGAATGGATGTTGTAAGATTTGCAACGTACATTATACAAAAGAGAAACAAGCACTTTCTGTAGATCATTGTCATACAACACAGCAAATACGAGGGTTACTTTGTAATACGTGTAATAGAGCAATTGGTTTATTAAAAGATAGTACTGAAACTTTACAAAAAGCAATAGAATATCTAAACAAGTAATTTTAACATAGATCGTTGAAAAATACGAGTTGACCCCTGCCAAGGGAGGAGTACAATATGGCTGCTACACATTTATCAGGACCACTGCATTTAGGTGGAACACAAGTACTAAGTTCACAAGAGGCTGCTGAAGCTGACGTTGCTGCACCTACGGCCTATACAGCTCACGCCTCTGGCGCAACAGCTGTTACGTCTAATGCTGCTACTGACTTAGATACTACCGCTGCTGCTTTAGCTACTCTCGTAACTGAAGTAACCGCGATTGAAGATAAGCTTAACGCATTACTTGCTAAACTCCGTACTCACGGTATTATAGCTTCTTAGGTGATGTATGAAATGTAGTTGCGGAAAACGCTGCGACTTGTTGAACACAAGGTTAATGGTAGATGAGATTCATAAAGAATACATCTGCCTTCCTTGTGGTTCACGAATCCTTGAAATTAAAGATAAGTTCGAGAACTTCACGGTTAAAGAGGTTAACGGGCTTACACAGAAAACTACTCAGTGGAATACACGGGGTACGAAGTGAAGTGCAAAATGACACATTACACCTGCAAAGAATTAACTAAACTGTCTAAGTTAGATCCTAAGTATAAACCAACTGTATGGGAACGGATTAAAAAATGGCTGCGAAACTTCTAGATCAAGCAGCTGCAACAGGTGCTAGTAATGATTGGCAGGTACGGGCAGGTGCATCTGAGCATACTATTCAGAGTACTTGCACAGGCAGTCCTACGGCTGTGACAACAGAGTTCGAAGGGTCATTAGATGGTACAACATGGTATCAGTTAGCTGAACACAAATGGACAAGTAATGAAATAACAGCTCAAGCCTCTATGTTCCACGTCAGTTCTAAATTGATTACACATACAAGAATAAACTTAAGTACCTTAACAGGTGGTACATCTCCAACAGTTACATGCCTGTACGAGTGGAATGATTAATGTCTGATGATACTCAAATTTATAATAATGGAGAGTTAGAGGGTCGGTCAACCGTAGATGGCTCTGTAGTCAGAATAGAAGTTGATCCTTATTCCGGTTCTCTCCAGACTATTGAAACAGAACATGCTAGGATACATGCAGGGGATGGGTTCCAAGTATCTGGTAAAATATCGACAATCGGTACTGGCGCATCTGAATACTTTTTGGTAGTTCCTTCAATAGTGATGCACTGGCGGCACTTTAGGATTGTAACAACCGAGGCCCCTATTGATATAGTCCTGTACGAAAATCCAACAGTAACTGCTAACGGAACTTCATTAACTATACAGAACAGAAATAGACTGAGTACACATACCGCTGGTGCTACTGTATACGGTGGATCAACAGTAACTGCTGATGGAACAGCTATCTTTACAGACATGATACCTACATCAGCAAAAGATTCAGGTGGTGATGTAGAGGGTTTACCTGTCGAATGGATTATTAATGGTGGAAATACCTATGCATTAAAAATTACTAACAATAGTGGTGGGAATATTGATATTATTTATCAGTTTTTCTGGTACGAATTAGACTTATAGGAAACTCATAGGAAAGTATAATGGCCGATACAACAGACGTTCAGTACATCTTTAAAGGTACTCGTAAGATTAAAGTTAAACTCACTGGTATCTCGGATGGTACAGGTGAAACTACAATATCTAAGGTAGATATTTCATCTTTGATTGGTCCAGATGGTACTGCTCCGACTAAGACAGTTGTAGAGTCTATCGAAGCTAATGTACAAGGCTTCAGTTCAGTTAAATTGTACTGGGATCATACGGCAAATGATGAATTAGCTGTACTCGGTACAGGATTCTCTTATTACGATTGGAACGATGTAGGTGGTTTTACTGATCCTGGAAGTACTGGTGGTACAGGAGATATTCTTCTGACCTCAACAGGTGCTACGGCAACAGCTACTTATGATATTGTTATAACGGCTCGGCTAAAAGACTAATGGCAACTCCTGTAGATGTTGATATTTCTGGCTGGACGATTCAAGGCTCTACTCCGTACTATGACGGTAATTATCCAGCAAGTTCTAGGTTAAGTATTACGAGCATTACTGGTACAGTGGGTGGTGGTAATTCGATCACTGTTAATGGTGCAGGTTTTAATACTGGCCCTGCTAACTACAAGATGGAAAACTTTAGTGGTGGTGTAGCCGGTAACGATATCACAACAGGTAATACGTCTTTCGACGAGGTGTATGCCTCTAGTGTCCCTACATTTAATGCTGATGCGCGTAGTTCTGGTTTGTCAGCAGATACCTTTAAAGCAGGTGCTGTGAACTGGGAAGCTGCTGTAATGAAGTTCCAGCAAGGGACTGGTTTTACTGAGTGGTTCGCCTCTTACGCTAGAAAGATACCATCAGGAAAGAATCAAACACACAGGGCAAGTGAAGACGGCTCACCTTCATCTTTTGGTACAGGATTTTATGAGACATCTGCTGATAAGTACATGTGGATGGATGACGGACTTGCTAATAATGATTTAGTTATACCAACTCGTGCTAGCTGGGGTGAACACCATGTTGCTGGTAATACTTTGGGTGGGGGCTTAGAATCTCCTTTCTATGATTCAGGCGGTGGCAGCGAAAGTTCTAAGCCACCTTGGTGGAACACTTCTTTCCAAAATAATTGGTACAGATACAGTAGTTGGGTTCAGGCTGGAGCTACACCACAAACGGACGCAGGTAAGTTCTACTTTCAGGTTTGTAATAATCAAGACACCTTGTGGGAATATACAGATGATACTATTGCCATTTTCGCGGGTGGTAGTGCCCCTTATGAAGTAAAAGAAGCATGGTTCCCTGGTTGGTACAGAGAACGAACATTAGCAGAGGGTTCGGATAATATTCAAATATTGTACGATGATTGCTATCTTGCATGGGGAGCTAATTCAGCTGCACGTGTTGAGATCGGCAATGCAAGTACTTACGCAGCTTGTACTGATTTAGCTATCTGTCCTTCTACATCATGGGCTGATGGTGCTATAGCAGTAACCCTTCCAGATGGCCCATTAAGCTACGCTTCTGATATGTGGTTATACGTAACCCGTGAAAATAATACTGACCGAGTGAGTTATAAAATAATATAATGGCTATACAAGTAAATTTAGGTTCAGGTGCAAATACAGTTACGGGTAACTGGAACTACTCTAATACTCCTACTACAATAGGTACATTAGTTGCTGACCTGATTGATGACACAGGCGCTGCTACTGGTAGGACGTTAACTTTAGATTCAGCCTTTACAGGTGCATCCGGTACAGATGCAACAGCTACATCAGGCGCTGGTGGATTGCCTCAAGAGTTCTTTGATTACTACTGGTACGACAGTGCAGACACAGCAGAGATATCAATATCTGCGACTAATGGTGAGGCTTATACATTAACTATCTCTGGGCATCAAGGTTCACTCGCAGCTCGTAATACGGATTTCTTTGCTTCCGGCGGCCCTGCTGGAGCTACAGAGTATAATAATTCAGGTACTGCAACACCTACTGCTCCTGTAACCATTAACGGTACAGTGTCAGGCACGAGTGTAACTATCCGTCAAGATTTACAGTCATCATTCGCTTATATTAATGGTTTTACGATTGAATTCACTGCTGGCACATCTGTCTCAGCAATCACTGATCCAGTTACTGATGCCAGTACAGGTAACACATTCAGTGTCTCAGGTTTTGGCTCAGATATAACCTCCATCACTTTAAAAGATGATGTAGCTACAACTCATACAGCTTCAGGTACAATCCAGTCAGGTACAGGCGATGGTCCTTATACTTGGGACATGCCTAATATAACAAGTTATGGTACTGATACGCTAGGTACACCATTTGATTCTGCGTACTGGGGACATACAGCTGAAGTCACTGATGGTACTGATACAGGTGCTATCACAATTGTTGTTAATGAGAAGTCTGGATGGAATTCAGTAGACGTAAGTGCTACGCCTAACACAGCTTCTGGTTCAGTGTTCTTCGGTTGGACAGGAACACCTGCTCAGTACGACCAAGTGTACTATCCAACAGCGAATAATACATCTGTTGATGCAGATGGTATACTTACAACTGATCAGTTAACTGGTTCAATCACAATGGTGTACTTCGATCAATCAGATAGCAAATGGAAGCCTTTCAGTATAATAATCTCGGTACTATCTGGTAGTATTGGTCTAGGCCGAGTCATCAAAAGAAGACGTAGGTAATGTCAAGAGCTGATTACTTAAAACTTGGCGACCACAACGCGATCTGTGATGTATGTGGTTTCAAATACAAATCGTCCGACCTCCAGCGTAGATGGGATGGGTTGTACGTTTGTAGACAGGACTTCGAGCCTCGCCATCCTAGTGACTTCTTCAGGATGAAAGAAGAGAACACCTCTGTCCCTTGGGCAAGACCTGATGTAAGTGATGACCCTAATGATTCTGTAGGTGATACAGATACAACATTAACAGTTGATACAGATACTACAGTACAATATTACAGTACAGCTTTAACAGCTAACCGAACAATTACATTAGATACTACAGGTGCAAGAGAAGGCTCTCAGTTCACTGTGTTTCGTACAGATGGAGCTGCCTTTACTTTAGATGTAGGTGGCTTACAAACAATCCCTGTAAGTACAGACGCTGTTGTTACAGTTAATTTCAACGGTACTGCTTGGGTACTTAAAGATTACACGATTACGGAGATATAATGGCAACTTCTGGAAGCACTGACTTCACACTTAACCGTAACGAGATTATTAACGCTGCATTCCGCACAATCGGTGTCGGTGTACGTGGTGAGACTTTATCTGCTGAAGAGGTTGCAGATGGCTCTGAGGCACTGAATTTAATGCTTAAAGCTTGGGATGCTTACGGTCTTCCTTTATGGCGTAGAGATCAAACCTCTTTAACTTTAGTTGCTTCACAGAACAGTTATACCTTCGGACCAACAGGTGCTGATGTAACTGTCCCTAGACCACTGAGAATCCTTGAGATTAATAGAAAAGATACATCCGGTAATGAAGCCGAGATGAACCTCGTGTCTTTAGAAGAATGGTCTCGTTTACCTAATAAAACGACAACAACTGTCGGTACTCCTGTGTCTTGTTACTTCGACCCAACTACTTCATCCAGTACATTAAAAGTATGGCCTATGCCCGATGCTACAGCTGCTGCTGCTTACACACTGGATATCTGGTTCCACTCTCCAATTGAAGATATGGATGCAAGTACAGATAACTTCGACTGTCCTCCTGAGTGGCTAGAGGCTATCAAGTACGGTTTAGCTATTCGTTTAGCTGATGAGTACAGTATTCCTGATCAGATGTATTACAGGATTCGTAGACGTGCTGATGACTCTTTAGAATTAGCTAAATCATTCGACGTAGAAGATACAAGCTTTTACTTCCAACCTGACTCTGAGGGCTGCTAATGGCTGTTGTACACCTAGAAGCACCTAAGTTCAAAGGGTACGTAGCAGGTACTAATGCACCTTTATCAGGTGGTAAAGTTTACGTGTACGATGCAGGTACATCTGATTTAGCAACTATTTACACTTCTCAGGCTGCTGATACAGAGCACACTAATCCTGTCATCCTGGATGCTAACGGAGAAGAAGAGATATGGTACAACTCTAATGTTAAAGTTATTGTTAAAGATTCGGACGATGTTCAACAGTACAGTTTCGATAATATCGTGGCAACAATTGAGCCGACAGTTTCAGGTGTTTATAATCTGGTGCAGACAGGTGGATTCGAGACAGATTCTGATTCTGATGGAGAACCTGATAATTGGACTCTTGCTGCTGATACGAGCGGGACTATCGCTATTGATGCTACCTCTGGTAATCATGCTAATGGCTCTAACGCACTTAAGTTCACTTCTGGAGGGTTCGGTGGTGGATCTGCAACAACAACCCCGTACTCGGAAGTAACTGCTGGAGATGATGTACAGGTTGCTTTCAGACTGAAGAGTTCTATAGCAACAGTTAAGAACATCGTGACTGTTCTGTGGTATCAAAACAACGCAGGTTTAGCATCTAGCACAGCCAGTACAGCAGTTTACAGTGATACTGCGACTAACCCTACTTCTTGGACGTATAAGTCATTCTCAGCGACTGTTCCAGTAGATGCCTATTATTGTAAGATAAAAATCGAAGGTGTAGAATCTTCAGGTACAACAATCACAGCAGGTGCTAATACGCATTACGATGATGTCCGTCTGTACCAAGGACCGGTTATTTTTCCTAATATCACAGCACCAGTTACTGCATCCGAAGCAGAACTGAACATCATGGACGGAGTGACTTCATCTACTGCTGAACTTAATATCCTTGATGGTGTAACTGCCACATTCGATGAACTGAATTATGCCGATGGTCCGAACGCAGCAACTAAATTCTTATTATTAGATAGCAGTGCAGAAGTACCGTTAGCTCAACGTCCTGTAGGTTCTCCAGTTCAGGTTAAATCTGTTAATAATACAACAGAGGTTACTGGTACGCCTACAGCTATGCCTTTTGATACATCAATACCACAAATAACTGAAGGTCATGAGGCTGCAACCCTTTCCTTTACTCCACTGTTTGATGATTCAATACTTAATATTGAGTGTCATTGTCCTTCTACAATCACAACACCAACACAAGTTGTTATAGCTTTATTCGCAGATGGTGCTACGGATGCTATAGCAGCTGAAGGATACGATGCTGGTACTTATAACCAAAGTACATTACGTCATCGAATGGTATCTGGCACTACTAGCGCTATAGATTTCGATCTAAGGTTAGGATCAAATGGCTCTTCCTCTATCACAGTGAATGCTAACAGTCAATTAGGTTCTTTAGCAGCTAGTACAATTACCATTACAGAAGTAAAAGTATGAGAATACCATTCCTTGACCAAACCGGTGGTTCTCGTGCTCGTGATGTGGATTACCAACTTACTCAGAACTGGTACGTTGAATTATCTCAGTCAGGTAAGTCTCAGGTTGTTCTGTACCCAACACCAGGACTTACAGTATTCGGTAATTTAGGTGCTGGTCCTATACGTGGCTCAATCGTCTTTAACGACTTCCTGTACGTAGTGGCTGGTAATACAGTTTATCAAGTGAACAACGCCGGTGGTGCAACGACTTTAACAGGTACTTTGAACACCACAGGTGGTCGTGTATCTTTAGCGCATAACGGCCAGCGTATCTTGATTGCTGACGGTACTAACGGATATTATTGCACAGCAACAACGGTTACAACAATCACAGATGCTGACTACCCTGACACAGCCTCTCAGTGTGTGTTCTTTGATTCGTACTTTATTGTAAATGATCCGACGAATGTTGGTCGTTTCTATATCTCTGATTCATACGCTACTGATGCTACTGATTCATGGTCAGCTACTTCATTCGCTACAGCAGAACGTGATCCTGACTCATTAGTCTCAATCGTAGCTAATAACAGGGAACTGTGGTTCATTGGCTCTGAGACAGCAGAGGTATGGTTCAACTCAGGTGCTTTAACAGTTCCTTTTGAACCTGTACAGAACGCATTCAGTCAATGGGGTTGTGCAGCTGAGCACTCAACAGCTGAAGCAGATGGTTCTGTGTTCTGGCTGAGTAAGAACAAACAAGGCCAAGGTCAGGTAATCCAGACAAAGGGATATAACCCTACGATTATCTCGACAGATGCTATTGCTACTAAGATAGCTGATATGAGCGTGATAAACGATGCCTTTGGTTATACTTATCAGGCATTCCGTCACACGTTTTACGTTCTAACCTTTCCTACAGAAGCAGTTACTTTAGTGTACGATATAGCCACTCAAACATGGCATGAATGGGTCTCTAAAGGTATTGGTAGACACAGAGGTAATTCCCATTCATTCTTTAACGGTGAACATATAGTAGGGGACTACACCGATGGTAAGTTATACAAGCTTGATTATTCTGTGTACACTGATAACGGCGATGTCATCACGCGGAAGAGGCGATCTCCACATTTACATACCGACGATAAGTATGCTTTCCACCGCTCTCTGAGGATTGACTTCAAAGAAGGTATTGGGAATGCTGCTGAGGCTGACCCTCAAGCAATGCTACGGTGGTCAGACGATGGAGGACACACGTGGAGCAACGAATACTGGCGAGACATAGGTGCGGTAGGGGAGTACAAGAATAAGGCGATATGGCGCAAACTAGGGCGTTCTGATGACCGTGTGTACGAGTTAACTATCACAGATGGTGTATTTGCTGTTGTTTTAGACGGGTTTGCTGATATTGATACCTCTGGAGCAGAGAATGTCACATAGAAGACCGATACACCCTGTATCTGAAGTAACCTCTGAATGGTTAAAGCAAGTCTCTCAGTACAGTTTAGATGTCAGACAGATAGAGGTTGATATAGATGTAACTTCTGTTCCAGCTAATACAACCGATGAGCAGACAGTTACAATCACTGGAGTAAAAGCAGAGGATGTTATCATCTCTGTGAATAAACCTTCTCACAGCACAGGCTTAGGTATCGTAGGATACAGAGTATCGGCAGATGATACTATTGCAATAACTTACATGAACGCAACAGGTTCTGCGATAGACCCTGCTTCAGAAACTTATATTGTTGTACTATTAAAGAATAGGATTTGAAATGGCTAATTTTATTAGTAATTTATGGGATGATCTAACAGGCAAGACTGCTGCTGAAGATTCCAGTGCTGCATTACAAGCTGGTACAGACGCTGCTATGGCTTTAGGTGAGAAAGGACTTGCTTTACAAGAAGATATTTTTGATTGGACCAAAGAGACGTGGGAGGCACAACAGGCTGACATTAAGCCGTATCAGGAGGCTGGGTTAGAGGCTTTAGCCAAATACCAAGCGATACAGGCAGACCCTGATGCTTTAGCCGATGACCCTACTTTACAGTTCTTACAACGTATGGGACAAGAGCAGGTCGAGTCCTCTGCTGCGGCTCGTGGTACTCAGTTATCAGGACGCACACTCGAAGCTTTAAGTGAGCGAGGTCAGAGTATCGCCTCTCAATACAGAGGGCAGGTCTTAGGTGAATTGTCTAATTTAATGGCTTTAGGTACAGGTACAGGCTTACAGGCCACAGCAGGGGCTACAGGTGCTGTTGGTGCAGCAGGAGCAGGTGTCAGTAAAGGGTACGGTGCATTAGCTGACCTAGCACAACAAGGTGGTATGACACAGGCTGCTAATATCATGGGTGCTTACGGTGGATTCTCGAACCTATTGAGTGGTGGTATGCAAGCTGCTGCCTTGGCTTGTTCTCGTACATTTAAAGAGAATTACACAGAGATAAACACTGATGATTTACTGGCTCAGCTGAATGCTTTGGATATTGAAGAATGGAATTACATCGGTGAGGATGCTACACACGTATCCCCTTACGCTGAGGATTTCCAGAAAGTAACCGGTAAAGGTGATGGCAAAACTATCCCTGTTGTAGATGTTATTGGTTTACTGATGGGAGCTGTGCAATCCCTTTCTGCTAAAGTTAATGAATTGGAGGCTAAGTAATGGCTGTTGATATCTCACAAACATTAGCAATGATCGCAGGGATGCCTGGAAAGACTATAGGCCAAGGCTTAAGTAAGGCTGCTCAGTTGTATTCTCAGAAAGAAGATAGAGCAGAAGCAATGAAAGTTTCTAAGGCGAAACTCACAGCTACTCAAGAGGCGAATGCTTTAAAGAAAATAGAAGCACGCCGAACAGTTATGCAGAACTACAGTTTTGAGATGGCGAATGCGTACAAAGATCACCCTGAAGGTGAGGATCGTAATCAAGCTTTGCAGACAGTAACTAAAAAATACTTACCTAATATGAAACTTGTCGGTGTACCTGATGAAGCTTTAACTGCAATGTCAGCTGGAGATTATCCAACCTTCGAGCAAACAGTCAGTACTGCCTCTATGGTTCCTGATTACGCTAAACAACTTAGCCCTGAAGCTTTATCTAAACCAGCTGCTAAAGATTTCACCCAAGAATCTGTCAAGCAGTACTTGAAATCAGGTGATCAAGGAGACTTAGTACCTCGTGAAACAGGTCCAGGTGTTAAAGTTGTGGTGGGTGGTGAAGGTACTGAATTCGATAAAGCTGTTGGTAAAGCATTCGGTAAGGATTTTGTAGCGCGTAGAAAAGATGCTCAAGATGCATCTAAATCACTAAGAACATCAAACGAAGCGGTTGACTTGCTTAATAGCGGTATCGTTACGGGAACGGGTGCTGAACTTATCACTTCATTCGGTAAAGCTCTGAAGAAAGTCTCTGGTGGGATATATAAAGGCGAAGCAGAGGCTAATACAGAGGCTTACATGGCTAATCAAGCTAAAGCTGTTGCTAATATCATCAAAGCCTTTGGTGCAGGTACTGGTTTGTCTGACGCTGATAGAGAATACGCAGAGAAAGCTGCTGCTGGTAAGATTACCATGACAGAGGAATCTTTACGTAAGATTATTGACATTAACAACAGGGCTTCTCGATACGTCATTCAAGATTTCAATGAAGACGCTAAAGCCTTAAATAAACGTGGAACTATTCCTTTTGATATCAGTGTAGAGATACCTGAAGTCAAAGGTGCTGAGACTACAATGACGGATGAGGAATACGAGGCGCGTAAGAAGGAACTTGGATTGTGAGTGCTACTCCTGAAACCCTGAAGCAGATGTTCTACGAGGCTGAGCAACGTGGGGATAAAGAAACTGCGATTGCTATTATGGGTAAATTACAAGAAACCCAAACTGCTCCTGAACCATCTCCTGAAACTACATTCACACCTCAAGATAAAAGCTTCTTAGACAGAGTACAAGAGAAGTACACAGCTCGTGGTGTGGAAGTAACCGAATCGATACTTGACTATATGTCTGATGATTTAACCGCTAATGAATTGATGGTGCAGACAGTCGGTAAAGGTGTGGCTGGTAGTTTTATGGATTTAGCTGGTGAAACTATCTCTCAAAGTCTATCAGGACTACGTTTATTAATTCCTGATGCAGTGGCTGATGCTACCAAGCAAGGTATGATCAAGGCATGGGACACTGTTGCTAATACTGAGGTTGGTGAAGCTGCAATCAATGCTGCGGAAAAAGGTATTAAAGCTTACGATGAATGGAGTAAGGAAAACCCAAGGGCAGCTAAAGATGTGGAGTCTGTTGTTAACATAGGTATGTTAGTGGCTCCTGCGAAGGTGAAGAAGAACGCTCCTCCTGGATTCTTAAGTAAAGTATCGGACTCTACAGTTGGCAAGACAGCTCGTGCTTTAGAGGCATCTGCTGCTAAAACAATCGCTAAACGTAAAACAAAATACCTTGACACTCTTTTAACGCCTAAACAAACAGCTAAGGTTCGTACATCACAAGTTGCACAAACGGAAGAAGTGGGTAAAGGATTACTTGCTCGTAGTGTTGTAAAGAAAACACCACATCAAGAGGCTATCGCTAAGGAAGTTGCTAAAGTTAAAGCCCTTAAACCAGGAATGAGCTTGCAGAAAAGCTACGAAGAGATATCTAAAGTTAATCTAGGGTTAGCCAAGAAACTAGAGCGTGATGTTGCTAAAGAGAAGATAATCCTGTCAAGGAATTCTACGAATGAAGTAGTAGACAAAGCAGTGTCTGATCTTATCGCCTCTAACCCTGTAGTAACTGGCGAAGCAGCTAATATAGCTAATAAGGTAGCTACTAAGGCTAAACAACTTATTGATCAAAATCCCCCTAATCCTGCTGGTTTACTGAAAGCACGTAAAGATTTAGATGCTTGGATACTGAAGCAGAAAGGTGATGCTATCTTTGATCCAGCTCTTGAGAATTCTTTAACTCACTCAACCAGAGCTGTACGTACTGCAATGAACGATGCTTTAGATGCTTCTGTTAAAAGTACAGCTGTTAAAGAAGAACTGAAACGACAGTCTTTACTGTTCGATGCTATGGATGTAATTCGCCCTAAAGCGGCTGATGAAGCTAATACATGGGTGATGAGAGCATGGCAGAACGCTGCTGCTGTTTTACCTTTCCAACGTAAAGCTACTCAAGAAGTAGGTTTATTACTTGGTCTAACCTCTTTCGGTGCAGCTAGTACATTTGCCCCTTACTTCCAAGCAGCGGCTTTAGGTACTGGTGCTACTTACGGAACTTATCGTATAGCTTCTTCTCCAGCAGCCCGTAAAGGTATTGCTAAGATCCTGAACCTGACTGATCAGGCTATTAAAGTATCGACTAATAAGGAGATGCTGAAGCAGTTACGTGCTGATCGTATGTTCCTTGTTGAATTACTCAAGAATGACGAACTAGAACAGGAGCAGCAAGGTGAAAGATGAAGAGTTAAAGAAAGCCTTAGAAGAAGTCCTTGATGCAAGAGCACCTGTTGATAAAGAAACACATATAAAACACCATGAGTTCGTTGATATCTTGATAGAAGAACGTCAGAAAAAGAAAGAAAGGAACGAGAAGATTAAAACTCAAGTAATAGGTTGGGGTATCTTAGCCATCCTCTCAGGTATAGGTACAGCTTTGTATCATTGGTTTTCACACTTCGTACAGAACGGGGGTCAGTAGTGCCTAATCCATTCCAATACCCTGTCTTTACAGCTCGTCACCCTACAACTAACGTACCTTTAGCTGGTGGTAAGGTGTACTTCTATGACGCTGGTACAACTGACCTTAAAGATACGTACTCAGACAGCGTATTACAGACAGCTAATACTAACCCTGTTATCTTAGATGCTAACGGTGAAGCGGATATCTACCTCTCTGGCTCGTACAAGGTTAAGTTAACCCAGTCCGATAATACGCAAGTGTGGGTGTATGATAATATCACAGCTATCGAGGAGTTGTCTGAGTGGACTATTCTAGGTGCAGCTACGTATGTATCAGCTACATCTTTTACAGTCTCTGGTGATCAGACAGCTGTACTGCATCCAGGTAGACGTGTTAAACTAGCTGACTCAAGTACCTTGTACGGTACTATTTCAACTTCTGTGTACGGTATACTTACAACTGTGACTGTTACACTTGATTCAGGAAGTATCACTAACTCATTAACATCTTGCTCTTACGGTATTATTTCAGCTGATAATACATCCATTGGATTCTTACCGTCAGGTACAGGAGCGATTGGTCGTTCTTTGGATAATAAATTATCTGATTTCCTTTCTGTTAAAGATTTTGGTGTCACAGGTGACGGAGTAACTGATGACACAACTGCTTTACAAGTGGCTTTAGATGCTGCTATAGACCTTAAAAAACCATTGTATGTACCGTCTGGAACTTATATCGTATCTTCTACTTTGAATTGGATACGTACCGGTGACGATTTTCCACCATTAATTTTAATAGGTGACGGAGTAGAGTCAACCATTTTTACTAATAAAGTAAGTGGTGGTGCTATGTTGTTTATTAATGGAGGTCAATCAGGTACAGACTTTATACGAGGATCTAAGCTAGAAGCGTTTTCAATCAAAGGTGATGGGGCTGCTACAACATCGGATGGTATTTACCTATCAGGTTGTTGGCAGACTCAGATGATGAGGGTAAGTATTAACTCGTTATCTGGTACAGCGGTATCTATAGGTGGATTGACTGGGCAAAATCCTGATAATACAGCTACAGCTAATACATTAATATCTAATTGTAACCTAGATTCTAATGCGAAAGGCTTAGTCAGCGAGGTAAATAACAATACTCCTAATTTAAGTATTCTAGAATCCTCTATACGGAATAATAGCTTATCAGGTATTGAATACAACTCTTCTTATCTGACTGTTAGAGATTCAAGCGTATCTTTTAATGGATTATCAAATCAAGCAAGTGCGGTAGGGGGTATCACTATTGAACAACAAGATGGTGCAAACTACCGATGTAAAGGGCTTCTCATAGAAAGAACCGAGCTTGATTCTAATTACCCTCACCAGGTTAAGATAACAGCGGCAGAGCTACCTGTCTTAAAAGCGTGTTCTATACAGATGAGCGACCAGTACGTGACGCTTACATCAGGTATGCCACCATCACAAATAATACTAGGTGGTACAGCTACAGATGAGCGTGTATGGGGACCGGTTGTCAAGGATTGCAGATTATCTGTAAACAACACCACCCCTGTTGCGTGGAATTCTCATGTGTTCTTTAAGTTATTTGATGGATGTGTTGGTGCGAAACTGGAACACTTCATGTTTAATTTCAGCGATTCAGGGACTGGTCTTGGTACTAATTATTTCTACATCTCAGAAGATGCAAAAGCAGGGGGTAATCACTCTGCGTATGATAGCAGAAAGTATTACGTGGACTATGATCAGCCGATTTTAAGCTACCCTACAGGTAGTCTTAACGATACAGCTATTGCTGTTCAATACCCTAAATCGTTTGCTAGGAATAACTTCACACTGAATCATGGCAGTGCTGTAGATGATGATACGGCAATAATCATACCAACACCAGATAATGAGACTAATGGTGGTAATTATGGTTCGATAGTGATTACTATAGCAGGTAATGCAGCGTATAGTGGAATCATTGGATACAGGGGCGAGAGTTCACCAGCTTGTTATATCATAGCAGGTGCTGCATCTATAACAGTTACTACAGGTGTATTAACTGGCACTACAGGTGTAGATACTGAACTGACAGTCTCCGCACACTCTGATGGAAACCTATATATTGAAAACAGACTAGGCTCTACGCAGAATGTACAGGTTACATTTTTAATGAGCACAGGATTTTATGACCAGATTACTTATGATTGATGTACTGTACGAGAGGTTTGTATGAGTTTGATATCAATAATACCATCCTTAGTACGGTCGTGAGATAAAACTTCACTCCCTTTGAATAAATCTAGGATCTGAATTAAGAGGTTTAAAATGAATTTATTTTCCTTAATTGGTAGTATCTTTGAACCAGCTACTAAGCTGATTGATAATCTACACACATCAGAAGAAGAGCGTCTTGAGATAAAAATGAAGATGTTTGAAGTTCAAATGGAAGCAGCTAAACAAGCTCAGGAATACGAGTCTCAGTTATTAAAAGCTAAGACAGATATTATTACAGCTGAAGCTAAAGGCGGGAGCTGGATACAACGTAACTGGCGACCTGTGACGATGCTTACATTCCTTGTATTAGTTGTCCTTGATGCACTAGGTATTTTACCTAATCCTCTAGCGGAACAGGCATGGACTTTATTACAAATCGGACTCGGTGGTTATGTGGTTGGTCGTTCAGTAGAAAAAGTTACTCCTACTATTACGAAAGCGATGCGTAAAGATTAGACAAAAAGAAGGGAGCCGAAGCTCCCGAAGATTTGTGGGATGATTAATATTTTAACCAGGCCGCGTAAGCGGTCTTTTTATGTCTCATTTAAACTTCCTCGCATGGTGACTACACTTCCCGTTAGTATTCCATTTACTGCATCGATGAAAGTACCTATCCTCGTATTCCAATCCGATATCTCTTGAGCTTATAGCTCCATCCTCAATCTGTATTCGACCAAGAATGAAATTAAAAACCTCTTTTGCTACAGAATGTTTTCCTGTACATATGTGCTCAACAGCTCCTTTCTGCCTTGCACAAAAAGCACACGTAACACAACTTTTATCCATTAACTCTTCAACACTCATACACCCTCCTAATAAAAGAAATCTCTACGCTCAAGTCCAATATCAACTCGTCTGTCAATATGAAGGAACTGCTTATCTACATTCAGTCCAACGCTCCACCCTAATTCCCTCGCTAGATGATGTAACTTCCCTCGATCTGTCCCATCCATCCCTCTGATACTTATATCCACAGCTAAAGTCCCTACTCCCCCTCTCGCCTCGTTCTGTGTAAGATGCAGAGACCTAGGATGTCCTCCTATAGCCTCGTTATGTGCGGGCGATCTACAGCAGCTGTTAATAGTCATCGGCTTATCCCACCTGAACCTTAACCGAGCAAGTTCTTCTAGGAAGTCAGGATGGAACCGCATTGTCCCACTGCCTTGGCATTTCAGCTCTCCTGC